AATCATGATGCGCTTATATTACCTCCTACCAATATCCCTACCAATAATCCGACATATTATCAGGGCGCTGATAAACGTGTACTCACTGTCTGTCTTGCACCTTCAGATGGCCTTACATGCGCTGTATTAGGGGATTGCCAATCAAGTGAAACTATTCCTACAAATGTGCCTGATGTTATAGCTGATCGTTATACCCACTATTATCTATCATGGATTCAAGAAGAAAACGGCGTACAAACAACAGTAACAGCTAAAAAATACTGGACCATTAATGAACGTGCGTTAAGAGGGCTGTTTAATTCAATCATTGCAATGGGGGGATTGTCTAAACTCGGTGAAAGTAAGAATGGTGAAACACCCGAATACTCACTCTTTACTATGGTAGATGGTCAGTATATTCAAGGTTTTGATAACACCAATACTTTTGAAAGTTTTTATGGATGCATTAAACCCGGGAACTTTAGACCGATGAGTATTAACTTTATTCCAACACCACTTGATAAAATTACAGAGCTATCGGGTAGCGAGCCTTATGTAGACTACTATCAGCATATTAACAGCTCGAAGAAAATTAAAACTTGTGGTTATCAACCAGTAGTCCACATAGTTGATAATGGAATGGACTATTCTCGCTATCCAGATATTTAATCTGACATGAAGTAGAGATAGAGAAACCCGCAGAACAGCGGGTTTTTTGTTTCAGGAATAAGAAAAAAAGTGAAGATCAATAATATTTAAGAATAACTTTATTCAATTCTCTTGAGTCACTGTTATGCCACACGAAACTACTATTTTAGAAAATGAAGTCGGTATTCAATACCAGGGCGTTAAAAATTCGAGCAGTACCCCTAGACAGACTTCAATTGGCGGCTTGATCGTTGGTAAATTCAAACGTGGGCGCTTAGATCGGCCCATGACCATTACTAATGAAAATATCCGTGGTGAACTTGGTCATGACCCTGAAAACCCGCATTACATCGCTGTTCAGGATGCTTTAGCATCTGGTGTACCAAGCGTACAAGTACTACGAATATTTGAACCAGTTAATGCACGCTTTTGCGTTAATATCGAGTACTACCGATATGGTTATGACATCCAGGCTCTTAATAAAAGAGCCGTTTTTGATAGTCTACAAGTTAAAGTCGGCGGCGTAGATTATCCGGTGTATAAAAATTCAATGGATGGTGGCCCGGGAGTTTATGCTTCATTAAATGATGGTGGGGTATTAAGCTTATTTGTCAATGTTGAAGGCAGTCCCATCATTATCTGTGCTGCTGAAGAATTTGAAGTCTTAATTAGACCTACCTGATAATCAGCAGGCTTTAGTTTGGAATAACAAAAAAACCTAAATTACAGATAACGCAAAATAGAGCCATATCTTAAAAGAGTTTGAGCTATGGCTAAAAAGTTTGTACTTGCTGAATTGTCAGATCAGCATGAGTTTCTTCTTAAAATCAAAGAAATCCTTTCCAAAGCAACACAGCAGATGGTTGCTTTTATCGCCGTGGACAAAATGACAAAGAAATCTGGCGTTGCAGTCAAAACGACACATTTTACGTTTGAAGAAGGCCAAGTACTTAGTCTGGTTTTCCGTACCGACGGCGATGTAATTCAAACCCGGCTTAATAACACCGTTATTCCACTTTCAAAAGTCATGGATTACGACAAAATGAGTGACTTTAATGCCGGGCTTGAGGATCTGGCACTCAAGCTCAAGGGAAATCAGGAAAAGTTCAATATTAAGCGCCAGTCGGCCCGCGTCATCATTCCACGGGCTAAAACGCCGTCACTTACAGTTAAAAAGCGTATTGAACTGACACGCCAGGCATTAGATGAAGCGGCGCAAATCATTGAGAAAAAGAAAGCCCTAATCTCTCAAAAAACTCAGGATCTTCAAGTTTTAAAGCAGAATGATATGGCAGGTGCGGCATGAAAGTTGATCTAACCTTACTTTATTTATTTATCACTGGAATGGGTGTAATTAATTACGGGCTTTGTCGATGGAAATTAGGCCGTGGACTGGCAAAGTATTTTCATAATTTCAGACGTAGCCCGCAATTAAATAATTTTTTTCAGAAAAATGGCTATGAATATATTGTTGCTCAGGTATGGGCAATTATGGGCATAGTCATCGTTGTATTTAGCGCATTCCGGCTACTTTTCTTACTCGATCTACTAGGTGTGGATACTGGATGTATCTTGGGCGCTCTCAGCATCCTCTACGCAAAAGATATGCTGTTATGTGCTACAGCGGATTTTGTATTCAAGCGTACTCATAATGAGGTCCCCGGATGAATTATGTGTTTAGCAGCGAAATAATTAAGCGGATTATTGAGCACTGGCTGGCTACCCCGCCAAACGGCTATTTAGGGTACCGCTATGGTCGTAATCTTGCCGAATTGCTGTTTCACCCGATGAATGAAGACCGGGCAGATATTCTATTGTCCTGGATAAAGAAGGATATACCTATTTTTCGTAATGCTACTGACGGCGAGCTAAGTGTCGTGAGTGAAGCAATCGGTATTGACCAAAAACGTTATTACATTCAGTTCGGTGAAATTCAAGTACTGATACCAGACAATCAGGGGGCACAAAAAAATGCCGAGTCTTTCTAAACTTAAAGATATGACGCTCACCACATTACAAAACTATCCGGATATAGCAGCCCGTTATGCAGCTGGGGACCCGACCATTGTTGCGCCGTTACATGCGATGCAGCACATGCTGGCAGAATTAAGTCGTGAAGTGGATATTTCAGAAATTGAACCATTCGTAAAAAGTCGTGAAGCAACTATTCTGGCCGATGCAAGTAATAAGGGGATTTTGCCACGTGCTACTCCAACACAGCACTATATTCAAATAGCGAATAAAGGGACTCAGAACGTTGTCTTGCAAAATAACCGTGTTATTGAAGATGGCCAGGGGCGGCCGTGGCGTTTGCTTCAGCATGCTGATATACCGGCAGGCGCAGTAGATGTGCAAGTACTGGCTGAACAATCAGAGATCAGAACAATCAGTTATACGGCTACAGTTTCAGAGCCATTTCATCAATTTCGTTTACCACTTCAAGATGACCTGTTTCTTCACAAATTAAGCGTAAAAGATCAGGATGATAACCTCTATCAATTTGTTACGCGGTGGATGAATACGGCAGCTGGCCAGCAAGCGATTGTCCTTAAAACCAATACTATGCGCGAAATTATATTGGAATTTGGGGACACTGAACGTCTTGGCCGGACCCTGGAAGCAAATACAACACTTAGCATTGATGTGATTGAAACATACGGTGAACTCGATACAACCCAGCTCAGAGAAGCCAGCCTGCAGCGGATAAATCTAGCCCATGAAGGTAAGCTGAGCATTAAGTTTAAAAGTGGTGGATTGGTCCGTGCGGGGGCAGATCCGCTTAGTATTGATCAGCTTAACTTGCTCGCATCGTATCCGACCCATGATGATAACGCCGTTTTCTTAGGAAACTTTGATGCACTGGTGCGTAAGCATTTTATGGCCAGAACTAGCTTTTCTAATGTCTGGAATGAAACGATTCATGAGAAGTATTTTGGTCCGAATATAAAAAACATTAATCACTTATTTGTATGTGTTCAGCCGAACTATGCAAATGAACTGACTATGATACAAGAAGATATACGGCAGCTAATTAGCTTGGCGGACAACCTCTATAGTGATGACAAAATTGTTTTTATGCCGATGGTAGAGCGCCCATTCAAGATATTAATTGAAGGTACTTTATCGTCTATTCATGACAAGGAAGCGGTACAAGAGCAGATCAGGACCTTACTGTTAAGTACCTATGGACTTGGAAAACTGGCCACCAGTTACCATAGCCCCAATGGATTTAATATACAGGCACTTAGCAAGCTGATTACCCGCAATATTGTCGCCTTTCAGGACCGCCAGAGTGATTTTAAAATCTATGGTGAGGATCTGGCTGCTAATCCGGTCAAGCCCAATGAATGCCTGTTCATGGATAAAGACAGTATAACTTTTAAAATTGAGCGCTCTAGTGAAACGGGGGGTAATCTATGGACCGTTCTTTAGACTTACTCTCCCATTATAAAAATTCTTTTACCTACGATGAGGATAGCCGTCAGTTACAAAGTATTTTTGTTGACTTATTTGACCAGATTTTCGGTGAGCAAATGAGTGATCTTCACTACTATGGCATGCCACATTTAGGCAGTCCTAAAGTGGTAGAACGCTTTACAAAACAGGATGGTTTAGTGGTTTTACGCCGTCCTACGTCTAGTGATCTTATCATGCGTATTATTTACGCGAACTGGAAGTCTTTAGCATCAAAACGGGGGTTAGGGTTTTTAGAGTTTGTATTGCAAATGCTGATCGGTGATCAGTGGGAAATACACCGGCTTTATCACAGTATAGAGCGTGCTGATGTTTATCCCAAATTGGCTATGCCTTACCAGACAGCTAACTCATTCTTAACATCAAGGATTATGATTGATCTTGATCAAGATGTAGATATTGAAGAAATCCTTGAGTTTGCGCCTATTTTATTCCGCTTGGTGCCAGCTAATATTGTGCCGACTTTATCTTCAAATGTTGGAATTGAAGACATGGAGCCACTTCATATCGGAATTGGCTGTATTCCTTATATGACTGCTAACTTTGCTAGTTTTAGTGATAATTAAAACTAATGGCTGACGTTATATAAAATTATGGCTCTACGGAATATGATGTGTAAATCTACTCCCTAGAGCATGGTTAAATTTCTTAACTTTGTGTGGAATTTAATTCCCCTTTAAGTAACTTATCAAAGCAAGAACTACAGTAGCCAAGTCCTATACCAGATACCCCGCCTACAGGCTTGGCTGAACAAATCCGACATACATGAGATTGCTCTATTACTGCAATCAACTCTTCCTCAGACAAGAAACCTGAAGGTTTAATAATGCTACCAATAATTTGCCTATGGTTATCCTTGAACAATAGTTTGGCTCTTAACATTTCAAAGCTATAACCACGACCTTGCCTATTAATAACCTTAGCCACACCGTTCATGGCTTCTGTATAACCATTTGTTAGCGGCTTGTCGAAGTATGCAAGTATTTCCTCTCGCCAGTTCTTAACTGCTGTTACTAATGGTTTAAAGTCTTTGGCTGTTTTTTTCATCTCTGGCGGGATGATGTCTAGCCATTCATTAAGCACTTGCTCTGCATCTGCCCGATTGTCTTGGTCGTAGATACAGTAGAACAGCTCTTTAAGATTGTGTGCTATTGCTACGTGTGGTTCGTTTGCAAGCCACATATCAGTGTTATACAGACCATGTTCATCTAGGTCTTTGTAACGCATACGAAGCAGTGATTTACGACGCATCCAGTCCTTGCCAATCGCTTTCGTACGATCTTTTGATAATTGAATACGCACACCATCCATAGCTTGGTTTGCCATGCGGACAACGTGGAACTTATCAACAATGATCGGTGTATTTGGAAATACAGCTCGAATAGCATCTTTGTAGGGCTTCCACATATCCATGACAAAGCCTTCAATATGTGCATTCCTGTTGCGTTGCAGCCAGTTGGAAACAGCAGCCTTATCGCGTGTATCAAACATGTCGATATATCTACGTTGTTCAACATTCACAACTACAAAGCGTTGCTTGCCATCAATCATGGTTTCGTCAATGCCGATCCAGCCACTTAAATCAGGCTCATACGCTTCATTTAGGCGATTAACGTACTCATTTGCTATGGAACGTATGGTCTTATCATCACAACCTATACGCTTTGCAATGTTTACAAAGGTATCGGTAAAGCATTCATTTTGAATAATCTCAACGCAACGCTCTGTCATGCGTGTATTTGGCTCAATACCATCAATAGGCTGAATGAACGTACCACCGCAATCTCTGCAACGGTATCGCTTCAATACAGCCTGAACAATGACAGGTGAGCCACGCACTGGACCATCACGATAAGCCACGGTCTTTGGACCGTGCTTGTAGAAGTGTTCAGAACCACATTTTAAACAGCAATCAGGCTGTACCAAGTATTCAGCTTTGATAATTAACTCTTTACCATGCTCAACACTTAATACAGCCCAATTTGAAAGAGCTAGGATGTCAGTCATTAAATCAGCCTTGAGCCTCTAATATTGCTGACTTAGCCTCATCCTCTGTATTAAATAGTTTAAATTTCCAAGCTGTACCATATGATGTTTCAATAACACCCCAAGCACCATAAAGCTTTTCAGTAGAAATATGAGCGCTGGTATGCTTGTTCACAATCATGATTTCATCATGATCTATGCAATCACCGAGAGCATCCAGATCATCGCAGGAATTGCAGAAGTTCTCAGGCTCGTTATCATCCTGATAGAAAGAATTAATATTTTCAGAGTTTACTAAAACAAAACCTTCTAATTGGTTTTGAGCGTGATCACGACGACCGCAAAGCTCACCAAACTTAATCGCCTTTGTAATGAGTTCTTCTAGCTCATCTTCTTGTTCAGGATTCATGTAATGGTTTTCTGAAATAAGAGATTTAAGGTTTTCAATCTCATGATCAAAAAATTCTATTTGATCATTAATTTCGTTATTTGATGTTTGTACAAATGTATTCATTATTAATTATTCCACACGTTATTCCGAAATAAGAATATAACACACCTTAATTAATTACACACGTTTTTCCGTAGAGCCAAAATTATAAAGTCAGGAATATCAAAAAAAGCTCATTTCTAACTTTGTAAAAATATGGCTATACCCTTAGTGAGTTATAGCCATGCTTCAAAATTTTATGCCCACACTACGCGATTACGTGAATGATGAAATCGCTATGCGCAGTTTGGGAGCTGCAATGTTGCAGTCAAATGCCATGATGGTTCCTGAATGTGCTCCCGAACTTGCTTTATTGATTACCAATTTTCAGCGTCCCGTTATCACATTCAATGAATCTGCTGATTTCAATGTTGCTGGCGGTGCACAGTTCCATGTACCAGGTGCACCGAAAAACCGCTATGAAGGTCCGATTCAGATGATTGAAACGGATTTCGGACAGGTGACAGCACTTTCCGAGCTGTTAATGACGATGGGGTCTACAAACTGCATTATTTATGATGGGCGTCCTGATCGGTACACACAGGCTTATGAGTTGCGTAATTGTAGCTTTACATTTGAACCGCTGGATATTGATGGGGAGGGTGTAAGTAGCATTGTTCGCGCTTCTGCAACCATGAAATATAACTATACCGGTATTAATGCAGAGCTTGGGTCAGTTGATACTCTTGGCCGTATTATTGGTGCAGATCAGGGTACTAAAGCGTTATTTGAAAAGGCAAAACAATATCTTGACCTAATTTATGCGGGTAACACCATTATGAATGCAATTAAGGATCTTTATTAATGACGGTTTTAAAACCAGTTCTTAATGGCATTTATCAAAGCAGTGAAGCGGCCAGTATCGCTTCACTGGCTGATGCCTTATTTGCCGAATATGGCCTGCTGGGTTATTCATTGGTCCCTGAAGATATTTGTACGGCGCTTATCAATGACATGCGATTTTATGCAGGTTGGGAAGCGACTGAGCAACAGGATTTAGGCAAAACAATTAAATTAGATGAAAACTATCCTGTCGCACTTCATGAATGGGCAGTACTTGAACCGGTCATACGTGCGCACTGTGATTTTATTCACGCTCAACGTATGGAATCTGCTGGCTCACAAGGTATGGAACGATTTGGATTGTCTGCCAGTGAAGCAAGCCAAAGTTATCAAAACGCAAAGCTGGAAATGAAAAAAGAAGCTTTTGTTGAACAGCCATTTACTTTTGACTTTGACGTTAAATAGGTGATCTATGCGTATTACACTGGCAAGCGGTGAAGCGATAGGACAGGACCGTTTAATCACTGGTGTTTTACGCTATGACGGTACACCAGTGGTGGCCAGTTTAGAGTTTCAGTGCATTCTAAACGCTGAGTATGACCAAGCCTTGCAAGAAGGAAGTACTCTATTTATTGGTGATCAGTATGTAGAGTTCGTGATTATCAAGCGGGCAGGGGTCAATTCTCAATTCATTAAGGATGGCCAGCCGCTAAGTGTGGGTGCCTATATCGCTATATTGAGTGGTTGTGAAAAATTAATTGTACCTGCTGCTAAAGCAATCATGCTCAAGGATTCGAGTATTGGCTCAGCATTGCGGGCCAGTGGCAATAAGATCAAGGTGATTGAAGACGTTCCAATTATTAAATATTTTTGTGCGGTTGGAGCTACACCGACTTATGAAATCGCCCGAAAAATGCAAGAAGAAGCGGCTATTCCCTTTTTGAACACTGAAGGAGGAATTATTATACGGCGTTTGTCTAATGTGATGGATGCAGAACCCAAGCTGCAGGTAAGTGCATCATCTGTTAATTGGGTAAATAACACTACCGAATTAAAACATACCATTCCTAATTACTTGTCAGTCAATGCAGATGGTTCAACCATAGAAGGCGAGTTACAAGGCGGGGTTAAAACTGGCTTCTATCCCAATATGGACGCACGCAGATTAAAGAATCTTAGGACCGTTCTGGTGACACGTGGCACTATTATGCGCTCATATATGCCCAATCTGATGACAGGTAATGTAATCGCCGTAGATGGCAAGCGCTATTGCATTCTGACAGCAGCACATCGCTATGATACGGGTGTTTTGGGTGGACCTACTGTTTCAGCTTCAAAGTTATGGATTGCAGAGGTTTTTAACGCATGAATAAAACTTTTTCAGGCGATTATGCCGCGACAATCATAAATTATGACGGTGATAGCCGAACTGCACATATTTCCATACCAGGTGTAACCGATGGGCTAGATGAAGGTATTGAAGCCACGTTTGCTTATCCAGTTGGCGATGATGACAAGGATACTGAACGCGAAATTCTACCAGGTGCAGAATGCTATATTTTTTTCCTGCAAGGGGACCCAGCCAGCCCGGTAATTTGGGCCTATCGTTCACATGGTACCGGTGCCGTAACTGATTATCGCCGTATCCGGCAAAAGAATATTGAACTGTTGGCCAAAGCAAACATTAGTTTGAAAGCAGAAGATGAAATCGCTTTAAATGCTAAAACTGTTCGTATCGCTGCTGATACTTTAATTATAGATGCCAAGACTGAGATTTTACGCGCCTTAGACGTTATAGGCCCTTCTAACCTGCAAGGTGAAACGGAAATCGAAGGAAGGAAGTTCCTGGAACATGACCATGATAAAGTTCAGAGTGGTAATTCAAGGACGGGTAAAGTAGTTTAAGGAATATCAAAAAAACTCATTATTTTAAAGCCGGAAAATAGAGCCTAGTTATAGACATAATTAGGCTTTTTTAATGAGCAAGGTCGGAACATTTTTATCAGACATATTCTCAAGTCGCCAGGTTGTCCAGCGTAGTGAAGGCATAGCCACGGTCAATGATATTAATGAGGTTTATGAAAATTTTGAACCTTATTCATTGGGCGTCTATTACGGTGAGCAGTTAAAACGCCGTGATCGCAAGACCATCTATACTGAATATAAGATGATGATGCAGGACCCGACCATTCATGCCTGCTTGAATATGCTGGTTGCCGCTGCTTTAGGCGGTCATGAGTCACGCGGGGAAGTTATCTTTATCCGTCCGGCTGACAAGCTTATGGGTCCAGGTATTCGAGCGAAAGAATTAAGAAAAATGGTGGAAGCGGAAGCGGAACACTTACAGAGCTTGATTAATAGAGTGATCTTTTCTTTTGCACGTAATGGCATCGGCTATGGTGATTCATTTGCCCGGGTGTACCCGCAGCGTGGTTATGGACTTGCTCATATTTTATGTGATGAAACAGTAGATCCACCATTGATTCAGGCTTTTGAACAAGCTGGCCGGACGGTAGGTTTCCATATTCTTGAAGTCAGTGATTATGAAACTCGCCGGCTAACCAAACTTGGTCTACACCAGATGGTCAGAATGAAAATGCAGCGTGTATCTCCATTACCTCAATTTAGGATTGATCACGTACTGCACCAGCAACTACTTCAAGAAGATGATTTAACTAGGGTGCCTATTATCCCATCGCCGGTAGGCGGTTCATTTTTGCAAGCGGTTGAGCCCGCATGGAAAGAATGGATGCTGAGTTTTGCTGCATTAAACAGTCAGCAGATTGCGGATAGTGTAAATAACCAGTTTTTCTCTATGGACGTGTCTGCGATGCCGAAGGCGGCACGTGAAAAATATAAAATTGGATTACATCAATCACTTTCAGCACTACATGAGAAGGTTAAGAAGGCATTGCAAGGCGGGGAACCCTTATGGCAAACGAATTATACGTTTTTGCCATCGTGGGGAGAAAAACAGGTGCTTAATTCATTAGGTGATCTGACCAAACGTGCGGCGCCGTTAAATATGGAACTGGCACTTACACATTTAAAGCGGGGTGTTGGTGCACTCGGGCTAGATTTATCCTTAACAGGCTTTATGGAGCTGATTAGTGGCGGTTTAGGCGATGGTGCGACTTTCCATACATCTGCTCAGGTCATGCAAAATAGTATTCTTATTCGTCAGGCTGTGACTGATCCTATTATTGATCTCTGTCTTATGCATTTCGCCTATAAATATGGAACGGTCTATAAACGGGGTGATCTGCCCTTTAAAATTGAGTTCTATAGCGATATTAGTGCGGCTGCAACTGAATCACTCAATAATAAAAATATACGTGCTAATAACTTGTCTATGACGACAGGGGCCATTCTAGGGCTTAAAGAAATTGAACTGGATGAACATTCAAATTTCCTGCTGTTAACCAATACATTAGGTATGGATGATAGCGAAGCACAAGCTCTTTCCAAATCATTAGCGAGGGGAATCAAGGCTAAACAGGATGAACAAAACAATGGCCATGAAGATGATGAGGAAATTTAAGAAATGGCATTTGATCTAAAGAATTTTAACGAGGTTAATATACTTGGCCAAGCAAAAGACAAGCTGGCCAAGACTGTTAATAAACAGAAAGATCGGCTGAGCCGAATTGCTCAGGAAAAGTTAGAAACGATTTCAACCCAGGCCATGAGAAAACAGCAATGGTTTGGGCACTCAGCTGAAGACTTCAAACAGCTCTATTTAGAAATTTATGGATTAGGCCAGCTGTTAAATGCCAATTATTTTGTAGAGTTTGAAGCCTATGAGGACAATGCTACTGCTAATTTACCCTTATTTGCTGATGGATTAAGCGGGTACCTGGTCAGTCAGACCAATTTAAACCTACTTCAAGCTGAATTTGAACAGGTCAAAGTGGGGACCATGCAATCTAATCATTTTGTAGGGATAAGTGAACCTGATTTGCAATTAAGCCTGATTGAAACAGCAGATGCCCGCTTCATGAATACAATCATGGACTGGCGGGATCTTATGGTCAATCCAGATGGCACAGCGAATGAACCGGCAAACTATGCCATGATCATAACAATTGGCATGTTTTCCCGTGATTTTGGCCTGCAATATAAGCCTTTTTCACGGCGTTTTATCGTTGGACCGTCACAGTCCAGCAAAGATGATTTAACCGGACAGGGAACCAGTGAAGTTGCAGAGGTGCCATTTACTTTAACGGTCCTTCGCAATTTCATGGAATAACAAAAAATACCGGCTTTTTAATGCGCCAGAATACTCAAATAAATGCATTAAAAGGCCCCAACCATGTTAGAAAACACCCACTTTGTAATTGACCATAAAACTGGTGACACAATAAAGCTCATGACACCAGATGGTGTGCTTCTTGACTCATGCGATGCCAATATTGGCCAGTTAAAAGGAGAGCATCGCCAATTAAAAGCCATTCTATGTGATGGCGCTTTGCCTTCAGATCAGTGGCAAGTTATGAACGTGGTCAGCGATTCAGGTATGTTTCTGGACCATGTTGCTGTAAAAGGCGCCGTCAGTGCCGAACAAGCTGAACGTTTATGCACTAAATATCTGCTATCACATGGGACCACGGCCAAGCTTCAGCAGCCTGTATCATTATCAGATAGCGGCTTAAAAATCTTTCTGGACAGCGCAACCACTCCAACCGGTACCGCCTATTTGTTAAAAACTGATGCGGCTATCTATGATTCTATGTCTACCTCAACTAAGGTCCAGTGGAGTGAAGATAATCATGTGCTATCTCATGATGGCCAGTTGTCTAATGTCATGTTCGACATGGCACGCTATGACGTAAACAAAGAACTTCTTACCAAAGTTACCCCTCAAGACATTGCCGGCTTGCTGATTGATGATCAGTGTACGATGTTCATGTATGACGCAATGGTCCTGAAATATCGCCAGCTGGACACGGCCATGCAAAAAATTGCCGAAGCCCTAAAAGCGGCTGGCCATGAAGAATTTTTCGTAAAAAATGTCACACCAATTGAACCATTCAAGCGGCAAGGCGTGGTCAATGTCGGTGCTATTTTTGAAATGTCGGATACACAGACCGTTACAGTGCTCTTTAATAATCCTGATACAACACCAGCAAAGCTTACTGACAGTGATGTGATTACGAGCTGGAAATGGATTTTAAATAAACGTGATGTAACTGCTGTATTGCAGCCACGGGCGGTAGATGCAAAGAAATATCCAATGATTGCAGGACGTATTTTCCAGCTTCTTGCAAAAAACCATAGCCGTTTTAAGCGAGCTCAGGCAATCCGGGCCAAAGATGAAGCGTTACTCAGTGAGTTAATGACCCAGCTTGATGCAACACAGGTTGAGTCACTTACCCTGGATGAACAGCTGAAAAAGCTTAATCAGGAAATTGATCAGATTGGGATCGATAAACAAAAAAATACTGAAGTACTCAAATCTGATAATCCAGGTACTTCAAAAGGAGATCCTGAAAGTAATCCAGATGAAACAATCTATATTTTAAAAAGTTCTAATCCACGTGCACGGAAACCAGCAGGCAGCATCAAACTAAAAAATAAGAATGGCATATATGATGTGATGTTACAGGACGGCACCGTAGGCGGTGAGTTTATCGGGAATATAACCGCCGTGAAAAACTGGCTAATAAGCCGTCTTGCTTCTTTAGGTGATGCGATTGGCGAAAGTGCATCATGGGAGAAAGTTGTAGCACGATTAGAGCTTAAAACTGGTAATGATGTACTTGATATTGCTGAACAGGCGCCAGAGCTAACAGGTGACGAGTTCGGTGAATTTGATATTGACTTGCCAGAAGATAAAAAAGCGCTGCGTGAAATAGTGAAGACAGCACTAAAAGAGATGGTGGGCCAGTCTTTCCCATGCCCTGCTTTAAATGCGAATGTTGAAATTCGTACTAATGGGGTTAAAAAACTAATCAGTATGAGTGGGGATGCGCGCAAACTACAAGCTGTAGCGGCATTAAAAGAGCTTCTGGCAATTGCATATAAGGTAGATGAAAGAAAATCTTATGCTGAGCTCACGGAGCGAAATATTGTTGCCTATCACATTATGAGTGCGCCGTTAAAATTAGATCAAGAGTCTTTGAACGTGCTATTTGTGATTCGTGAGGATGACAAAGGCCACTATCACTATGATCATAAAATTGAAAAATCTGTAGTACAGAATGTAAAAAGCCCGCTATTAGACGGGCTTCTCACAGTAGCTTTTCCAACGGCGGGAGTGTCACAAGATGATCTTGCTGGACTGACCCACTTAGCAAGCTACCGGCGTAATGACAGTATAGAAAGTGATCATAATATTGTCAACACCATGTTCGATGATGCGAACGCTGATGATGCCGAAGTGCTCAATATGTTCATCATTGCCGAAGGTCAGGTTGCTGAACCGGAAGATGTGCCTGAACCTGCACAGGTGCCAGAGGGCTTTAATCTGGTTAATCCTTCAGATGGTTACTGGCAGCTACGCCGTGAAGGGGTAAACCGCTTTGTAGTCATTATGGGGGACAAGAACGGCTATCAGGCCCAAAGCCAGAGCGCGTCTTCAACCATTGTTAAAAGCTTGGATTCAGCAATTGCTTGGGGCGTTACCTTGTTAAACGACCTTCATCAAGACCTTATGGCCAAGAATGAGCAAGAACAGGATCTTATTAATAACTGGCGTGATCAAATTCCTGCAAATCTTGATAAAGAGCTATTTTTAAAGGCTTTTGATATGGTGAAGGACCATACCGTTAAACATGAATGGAACTGGAATGATGCCACGATCTTTAATTTCTTGGTTAAATCCTTCGAGCGTTTTGAACAGGCTCATGCATCTGTCGGTTTTTTCTTTCAGCTATCAAATGAAATTCTAAATAACGGGGTTAATGAGCTAAGCCGCAAGCTATACGCCTTATATACCAATGGTGATGTGGTATTAGCTGGCCAAAGCCAAAAAGCAGGTAAAGAACGCATGCAGGAATATGCAAAAACCGTCTTTACTCAAGATCAGCTTGATCAGTATGAAGCGGATAAGATTCAAGCTGAAAAAGATGAAATCGAAGCAAAAAAAGCAGCTTTAGAACAGGAATTGCGGGAGTCAGTTAAAGTTATCTGGATGAGTATACCGGCAGGTGATCGGGGGATGATGCAAGGCTGGCTTAACAGTGGTTATGACATGGTTCGGGTGAAAAAGGGCGCAACCTATCGTTATCAATTTACCAATCCAGACGGCAGCGCCTACCGGGTCCAAAATCATCCATCTTATAAAAAAGCTGAACAGGCCGCCAAAGCCGCCGATGCTACCTATGGTTCATTGCGTAAAGCCCTGACTGAATTAGGCATTATTGAGCTGCCTAAAGCTACTGAGCCAGTAAAAGACCCTATTGAAAAGGAAACTAATGCCAATACAGAAACTTCAAATCCAGAAAATGAAAGCCTGGCATTCCTTAATTCAGTTATTGCCGGTGAAGTCGATTTAAGTGCTGATTCAATTGGTGAACGTCTGGAAAGTATGGCTGAGAATCTGGACCCATCCTTAGAACAATTATTTGAGCAAGCTGCTGATGCCTACGCTCAATTTGCAATTAAAAACGCTCAAAGCGTATAAGGTGACGTCATGCTAACAGCAGTACAAAAGATTAAATTATCGCGTGAGAGCGTTAGCTTGGTGGCTCAATTAGCTGAGCTAAAGGGCATGGCCAAGATTAAAGCAGCTCGCCGCTTAAATGAAATTACTGTATTGCTTGGGGGCGGCCAAAAGGCCGACCCATTAACCAAGCAAGGCGCTGATGAATTTCATGAAAATCTGAAAACGGCGATTGGTCAAGATTCAGGGGTGGACCTCACGCCATTTGAACGGATTGTTCAGAACAATGAAATCACGATTGAAACACTGACAGGTGCAGTGGCATCAACTAAAGCGCTATTAAATAGCGTAAGTACACCGCCTATTTTTTTGGAAGCTGTAAAAACGGTTACAGCCAAGCTAGAAACGGGTGAGCTCTATGACAGTTTAGGCCATGCCGCTGTTAGCTTGGCCAATGACATTAATAGCATTATTCAGATGCATGATGTGCTTGCTCAAACGGCCGCAACCAGTGAGTTAAATACAGGGGTAGAACCGACTCAAGAGCAGCTGGAAGCAAATCAATATCAAGTCGCTCATATCAAGATTGCAGGCATGGATATAGCTATTGAAAATCCAGCCGGAAGTATCCGCCGTGGCGTAGATCAGGATGGCCATGCTTGGGAAACTACTATGTCAGCCCATTACGGATATTTTGAGAATACTATGGGTGCCGATGGGGATGAACTTGATGTGTTTGTCGTACCAGGTATAGATGCAGATTATGATGGCCGTGTATTTGTGGTCCATCAAATTGACAGTAAGGGCAATTTTGATGAGCACAAGATTATCTTGGGTGTAACATCAAAAGCTACAGCGCTGGCACTTTACCAGGCGCATTATGATGAACATTTTAATAGTGTCGGCAGTATTCATGAATATAGCCTTGAAGATTTTAAGGCCAAGCTTCAGCAGCCTACTGCACTATTTGACTCATTGCGGCCAATGTTGCTTGATTCATGGGTGAACGATGGCCGTTTTGACCTGTTGCCCATTAAAAAACTGGACCTGAATGGCCTAGATGATGGGGCTAAAGAGCCAAAGCCTTCAATTAAAGAGCCTATTGTAGTTTTACTGCACGGTAGCAAGTATCTGGTAATTCATGGCCGAAAACGTATGGAACTGGCTTTTAAAAATTCTGAGTCATTTATCCCGGCTATTGTGTTTGCTCAAGATCAGGGTTACACCAGAGCTGACGTGCAAAAGGCGATGAAACAATGTGGCAATGTGGTGCATGCTGAAGCGCTGGCGGCATTGATTGAACATAATGCTGCCAAAAGACTAGAAGCCGCCATATAAACATAAAGCCCGCGAAATGCGGGCTTTTTTATAACTAAAAACTACTCATGCTGGGCGGGTTATAAGATTGTAAGTAGAAAGGTAACTCATATTGGTGTACCCGTTTTTGATGAACATATCTTCATGCTTATCGATGAAATACTGTCTTGCCTGAAGGCGTTTTAGCTCGATACTAATATGATTGCGGCTAGATTGTCTTAACTGCTCATCTTGTAATTTTGTCTGCAGGTCTTTGATCAGGTTTTTATGATGAGCTCTTATTTTCTCAATAAATGCTTCTCTACTTTCTGGTGTATTAGAACAAACGAGATCCAAGATTACCTCATTGCAGATCGTAAAAAATAGTTTTACCTGGTTCATTTTATTTTCCTGTTATGTCATGCCAATAAATATACAAGCAAATGAACAAATGAACAATAGAACAAATGAACATTTATAAAAAAGTTTAGGAATATGGAAAAAACTGGAAATTTCTACTTCATAAAATGGGGGTGGTTCAACCATAAAACAGAGTAGGCTATGCCATTCAACAATACTGCCCGTGCGGGTTTGCAAGTTTTTTCAGATGCTTTATCAGCACTGAAAAACAAAGTTTCCCCATCTCATGCACCAACTGGTGTATATGAATTTCAAGATGAGAAAATTACGCCAACCAAGCGCCAGAAGGCAAACAATGCGGCCGTAAGTCTGTTACGGCAATTACAGAATGAATCGGGGTTAAAGGCGACAGCTGAACAGAAGGTCACTTTATCGCGGTACACCGGTAAAGGGGGAAATTTAGAAGTAGAAGGGGTAAAGGGGAGCCAATATGAATACTACACACCGGTCCCTTTAGCTAATGCACTGTGGGACCTCTTAAAAGAACATGGCTTTGACGGCGGCGCCGTACTCGATCCTTGCGCGGGGACTGGTATTTTTGCAGCTGGCCGACCTGAATCAGTGGTGATGCAGTCCGTAGAGCTTAATGATGTTTCTGGCGGTATTAATGCGTTGGTAAATGACCAGGCAAATCACAATGTCATTGTAAGCCCTTTTGAGAAAATCGCTTCTCAGACGCAAGACAATGTTTATGATGCTGTTATTACTAATGTGCCGTTCGGTTCACGTGGAGATCGGGGCGATAATGCCCGCCATGATATTTATTCAGATGATGATTTAGACTCATACTTTGTTAAACGGTCAATTGACAAATTAAAGCACGGTAAACTGGCCGTATTTATTGCTCACCCAAAATTACTTACGGGTGCCGGTCATAAGAAGTTCCGTCAATATATTTCTCTACGTGCTGAACTGGTGGGAGCATACCGCCTGCCTAACAAGGTATTCCAAGCTACAGGCGCAGATGTAGTAACTGATGTTCTGGTATTTCGCAAACATACTGAAGAACTGACACAGAAAATTGAAAACCTATATGACAATGGTTCACTTCAAGTACTTCAAGATTCCCGCATTCTGGATGCCGATATAATTGACGGTCGATATTACAAGGCTGAAGGTCAAAAAAACGTACTTGGCCAAAGTACGATAGTCAAACATGCAAAATTTAAAACAGATGTAGAAGCTGTTTTAAGTGATGAAAGCCTGCCGAATATCTTAAAACTGATTCGCCGTTTTCCAGACAGCCGTATTAATTATGGGATGCTGGAATTAACAGAAATGAAGCCAGTTTTACCGATACAAGAAGGTGATATTCGTGTCATCGGCGGCACTACATTTGAATATCAGGATGGTAAATGGATTAGCACAGGCCAGACAGCCACTTATAGTAATGCTGAAAGCTTTAGTAAGGCCCTCACAGCTTTTATGTCAGGCATGACTTATGTTGATCTGATGGCTTATCAGAGTCATTGTGTGGCATCACATTACAAGTTATCTGCATGGGCTGGCCAGTTAATTGATGTAGTACAAAGCACAGGTGTAGAAACTTATGCACACTGGCTGGTCCAGTTTGCACTGTATGAAGCTTTACAGGCCGAAGCCTATAACAGCTATGCTCAGAACTATCCTAAGCTTACAAGTGCTTTAAAGGGCATCGCGGGGCAAGTTGGTAAAAAACCATATAAACATGCTTCAGTTAAGACCCTGGTAACGTTTAACAGTAAGGCTTTCGATAAAAATTCAGCTGATGGCCTGTCAGCCTATTGGTATGGCAGCACTATTGAAATTGCACAGGCACTAGATGCCAAAGGCGCTTATGAAAATGCAATTTATATGGGTCGTGCTAAAGACTTTATGGTATCCGTTGATGAAATCCGGCAGACCGATCCTAATTTTGACCCATTGGCTAATGAAGATTATGCAATTTCAGGGGACGGTCAGTATGTCACGTTAAATCGGGACTATTACACGGGCAATCACGGCGAATTTTTACAGCAGATTGATGCACAGATTGAAGCCGCAACAGATCCTAAAATACGTGCAAAACTGGTCCAGCAACGTAAAAAATCATTTGAGCATGTTGATTATGTCGATGTGGCCAATATTAATTTAGGTTTACGTGCTACCAACATTGATATACAGGTCAAAAGTGATTTTCTAAGCCTGTATGGTGGGGATGCAGTGACAGTCGATGAAGACGGTCGCATTCGCTTAAAAGACAAGCAAGAGCCATTAGATCGCATTATCCGCATTATGAAGCGGGACGGGGTGCAAGGTGCTCAACATCGTTGGGTTCAAACGTTCTTCTTAAACCGTATCTTGGATTCAGTTAATAACAATGTCCGCCTAACATTGAAGGCGAATAAGGATGAAGTATCTAAGCAGGATCATGACCTGGTATTTAAGGCTTTTTTAGAATATGCAAATGAGCTAGATGCAACCTTTAGTGCTTATCTAAAAGCCAATATCGGGTTTATGGAAGACCTAGATGCAAAAGTAAATGACCCAATGCATAAAGAAATGCAGAGTGAGCTAGATACTTCACCAGTAGAGGTCAAAGGCTTTGCACCTAAGTTTGCAACATTTAAAGCGATGCAGACTTATCAAAATGCAGAAGTACGCCGTTTAAGTCGCCGTTTTGAAGGAATTACCGGCTTTGATGTAGGTTTGGGTAAGACACTCACTTCAATTGCAGCTGCACAAAACCTGCATAATATTGGCGTTAAAAAGCGTACCTTGTTTGTGGTTCCATCACATACGATTTCTAAATGGTATCGTGATATGCAAATGTCGTTAGATGATTACAGTGATGTATTAGTCATCGGCTTAAAGGGCAATACACTAAGTTCGGTCAATAGTAGCCATTACGGTGCTGACTTAAACCTATTGCTTAGTGAACCCTATCGCAAGATCCTGATTACTAGTGATGCTTTCACTATGATTCCGCTACGTGACCGCACCATTGAAAAATATTATGAAAGTAAAAAGGCAAAAATCGATTTTTCAAAAGATAAAGACCGAGAAAAATGGAACGCATTTATTGGCAAGAAAAAAGAACCACTTCAAAAAGATGTAGGCCGCCTACCATTTTTTGAGGACCTGAATATTGATAGCATCATTTTTGATGAAGCGCAGATGTTTAAAAATGGCGATGCCAGTGAAGGTTTTGGAAATTTCCAGTCTATTAAGGGCCTTTCATTATTAGCAGAAGCACAGTTATCGGACCGGGCAATTTCGGCCAAAATCAAGTCTGAATATGTTCGGGGTACTAACCCGCTTAAAGATGGTGTTGTATTGCTAAGTGCTACACCTGTAACCAATAGCCCGTCAGAAATTCTAACCATGCTGTCACTGGCCATAGGTGAGAAGAAAGCTAAAAATATGCTCGGTGGGGCTGCCATTGATTCTGTAGATGACTTTTTAAGTACTTTTGCTCATACCGAGTCAATTAGTGGGGTGGACCTGCTGGGTGCCGAACGTGCAGATGAAACCTTTACCGGATTTAAGAATGTCGAATTGCTTAAAAACGTTTTGCATAGTGTTGGAAACATTCAGACAGCGCGGGAAAATGATTTAAAAATTCCGGCTCAAGAAGATGTTAAAACAAATGTCAGTTTAGGTAGTGAAGACCGCCAGACGCTTGCTGATCTGAAACGTGCATACAACATTGCCCGTCAAATGGGTAAAGGTGGGCCAGTCCTGGCAGATGAAGACGATATTAAGTTTTTGCATGAAATGATGGGGAAACTTGGCGAATCTGAAACTTTGATCGGGCATCCATTTAACCTGATTACCAAAATGCAAGATTTGATCTTGATGGGAAGTGAGTCAGTACTTTCCCGAGCGATGTATGTCAATTACCTGCCTGAAGATCAAGAAAAGGCTCAAAAGGTTATTGATGACTTTAACAAAAAGCCAGTGAAGGTAACGTCTACTCGATCCTTTCCATTGGTTGATAAAGCAGATGTAAAAATCAAAAAACGGGGAAAAACCATAGGTGATGCAGATGAACTTGAGATTACCGTTCGTGCTTTCCTTGATGAAGAAAATAACCGCATTGGCTTGACTGCAAACGATACAAAGGCAATTGCAGGACTAATGACCCTGGCAGATAAGGCTAAATTAGCCCTTAAACCTAAGCTGTCATCTAAAATGCAGGCACTTATTGATAATGTAAAAACAGAAATGGCTACGCCTAAACATAATGGTCACGCCAAGCAAATTATTTTCTGTGACACATTGGCCATGCATCACATTATCAAGCAGGCTTTGATTGAATACTGCGGAGTAGAAAAGTCCCGTATTGCAATTTTAAATGCTGCAATCAAGCCAGATGGCAGTAACGGCGCTGTTAAAAGTGAAGATGTTCAGGATATTCAGGACGGCTTTGCTACTGATAAATACACCATTGTCATTGCTAATAAGAAAGCTGATACCGGTATTGATCTGCAAAAAGGCACCCAGGCTATTCACCATTTAACAACCGGCTGGACACCTGATAGCTTGCAACAGCGTAATGGCCGTGGTGTACGTCAAGGTAATGAGCAAGAGCGCGTTAATGTGTATATGTATTCAGCAAATGGCTCATTTGATGAATATAAATTGCATGTGATTAATGGTAAATCAGACTGGATTAATCAGTTAATGAATAAGGGAGCTACCGTATCTGGCACGCTGCAGGTATCTAGTGAGCTTACAGATGATGATTATGACCTGATGATTCAGGCAGACAGTGCCGAAGCCATTGAAGGGCTTTTAAAACAGCGTCAGGAACGCGAGAATCAAGCACGTCATGACCGGGCAGTTAAACATACTGATCTGTTAATCAAAATTGCAAAAAAAGCAGCGTCACAGGCAGACCGTACAGAGTCTAGTGTTGCTCAGGAAATCATTATTAAGGATTACGAAAAGTACATCACTTTAATGCGCCGTGATGCTAAGGCAGAGGACGCGGCTGAACGTAACCAGATCCTAGAGCAAAAGCAGGCCATTGTAAGTCAGTATGATAGTTATCTGAAAAATAACAGTGTTGAAAATTGGGATAGGGGTTTAAAGCGCAAGGCAGAGGAAAAAGGCCAGGCATCACTTTGGTTGTCTTCATTACATCATTCTGGTTTTGAAGTCGCTGCAACAGAGTTCAGTAAATTAGATGAGCAAGTTTTAAATTCTGATACCTCACTTTCAAGCCGTGCAAAAGCTAGTTTTCAGTCATTAAAACGTATGGCAGACAGTACACGTGAACAGCTTTTAAAATATGCAGACAGTCCATTTACTGATGAAGAACGGGCCATGTTACTTGATGGTACCGCCGTTCTTGATGAGAACCAGCAAATCTTAAAGCATGGTGATCTTTTAAAGGCAGAAGGAAGTAACGGCGCTATATACGGTATGCGTGTTATTGCTGAATCTCAAGACTACTATACTTTCACTGAAAGCTTTGTCCGTAATAGACAACCAATTGAACCGCATGAGCGTGATGCAGCAATTCAAAGCTTTATTGCTTATGAAACACAGTTGCTAAAAAAGAATGAGGTGTTCAGTTACGGTAGTTTAAATAGCGAAACATTAAACTCAAATAAACGCTTTAGCCGGGTTTATCCAGAGATCCAGACAGCAGTTGAAGAACAGTTGAAGGCAGAGCATGATAACTGGATTCACCAGAGTAGCGTATACAACAGTCCAGGACTCCAATTGAAGTCCAACCATGCTCTACACTGGCCAGAAATTACCTTTCCTCAATTCTTTAAAAATAACTTGCAGCTGGCGACTGTTTTTAATGCGCCATTTTCAGGAATCATTGAAAGTATTGAACTCGGTGATGCAATTGCTCGAGTCAAAATTCCTAACACTAAAGCGGACTTGGTGCAGCGTAAATATCCGATGAATCTAACTCGCTTGGCTGAGCAAATTTTTTCAGTAGCTGAAACAGAAAAAATTGCGGTAGATTTACAACATGCTGAATCTATTATCAATAATGAATTTATGTATTACTTTGCAGAGAAAGTAGATAAAGCTTTATCTGCATACTATAAGGGAAGTTTAAAGCTGCTTTATCCGCATCATACAGTCTTGACTGATGACCAAAAGGTAGAGATTGCAGAATATATTTTAGAACATGCTTTAAATGGCTTAGTAAGTTCTTATACACATCTAATGGAATGGGTACAGGAAAAGTCTGCATTTAAAGGAATTCTAAAGCTATATGCATTAGATGATAATGACCCCGAAGTTATTGTAAAACAGCATGTAAAACTACACGGCGGCATGGGTAAATTTAAGAATATTAAAATTACTGGTGTAGCTTTCTTGGGTACCGGCAGTTTTGGAGCAGCTTTCAAGTCAACCTATAAAGATGATATGAAGGCGTATGCTGACTCGATCCGTAAGCGTTGTGCTTGGGACAACCGCAATACCCGTTGGGTAGTTGAACCTGAAGTCATGGTATGGATGATGAAACAGGACTGGTTTAATATGAATGAAGTAGAATTTTACTAAGGCGGTACTACAATGATTAATAAATTTTTGCCAGATATTGAAGGCTTAAAAGATATAACCGCTAATGTGCGTAGCACGCTGGCCAGCCGTGGTATTACTGATGAGATCAGCACGGTAGTTGCAAATATGCAAAAAAATGCAGAGTTGCAGGCAGTAAAGGGAATAGATACCTGGTTAAGCTACGGTGTTTATTTGCCTGCTGTTGAGCGTGTGATTGCACTTAATTCGGGTGAGTCTGAAGAAGATTTCTTTGCACGTACGCAATATCCCGTCAATGTAGTGGAAGCCTATACAGTAAAAGAAGATAGTCTGGCGACTTTAATAGCCGCTGATCAATACAGTCAGCTACATAAAAGTACTATGCCAAAAAATACCGCAGTATGGTGCCTAGATGAAGATGGACAGCACTATATTAACTTGCTTGAATATGAAAACCGTATGAAAGCAATCTAATATTAATCTCAGGAAAGCCCGTATAACACGGGTCTTCTTTTAGGTTTAAATGAACAAATGAACAAATACTCATTCTAAAGACTGATGGTTAGATTCTAACAATGTATATTAAATCATCAAGGCAGGGATTACGGCCCTAGACCTTTTATAAGCACTATCTAAGCGCTAGCAGAAAAAGGAAAGGTCAGGAATAGTAAATTTCTGGCTTTTTTTAATATGTTTAAATGTTCAATTGAACAAATGAAGGAATAAACAAATTATGCGTGAAGCGAAAGATCATCCTAATTTTAGTGAGATCCTTCAGTATGGCCATACTGTTGAAGCCGACATTGCAATGTTTATGAATGGCGAATTTTGGCAGTATTACAAGCGGGGGGACTTTAGCACTAAAAACTATTGGTATTGTCTACCAGTACGCAACGGGCAGGCTCTTGGCTGGCGAAATGGCTATGTTGCATGTATGAACCAGCTAAAAGATTTTTATATAAATATGGGTAAAAAAGTTGAGCTTATAGAAATCAGGAATAAGGAAAAAACCTCATAAGGTAAATAGACAAAAATAGCCCTATAAATTAATAGGGCTTTTTTATGGCTTTTATAAAACCGAAGATTGTGAACCAGGCTAAGCCAAGTACACAGTATGAAAATAAAAGCGATTGGGGGAACTTGTCAGATGTATACAAGATGCGCATTCGCTTATGTGATAAAGAGGGAAACCTACTTGATCAATACGCTCAGCAAATCGTTGGAGTCGCCGTAGATGGCGATATATCCATAGATAATCAGTACAGCACACCATTTGAAAATTCAAATCCTGAACATCGATTACCTACTATGATGGGGATGCTGCAATCTGGTGATTGGGTAAATACGCTAGAGATCGGCTTATCAAATGTATTTGGCATAGAGCTTAGCCAGGATAAGAAAGAATCTATTAACGCATTAGAAGGCCGGAGCAACTTAACTAAGGTTAATTCTACTCAGATATTTGTTGCAACCCAGCCAATTACAATTTCTACCACACTGTATTTTTCAGCTTGGCGTAGCGCAAAAATAGAAGTCGAACAGCAAGTAGCCTTACTTAAACAGTGGGCTTTACCCAACAAATTAGCTGACGGCAGCATTTTAGCCAGTGCGCTAGAAGATAAATCATTACTTTCATTATTTCCTTCTGAAGTACCGCCGTATGTGTCGATCTACTACGGAGGTAAGAAATATACCCCCTTATTAATTCAAAGCGTATCTGAACCATTAGTCGTGCCTATGACTGAAGACGGGGACCGTCTAGCGCTGCAGGTACCAGTCACATTTGTATCCCGTACAGCCTGGGATAAAGACAATATTTCTAAAATTTATTTATAAGGTGAATCTATGGCTTTTCCATTATTAACAATTGGCAATGAAAAATATCAGCTAAATAATATCCTGTTAATGGACTTATTGGAGCTGGCAAAACTTAACCCCCAACATTATGAACATCAACTTACTCAGATTTTATCTACAGCTGTGGGGGATATTAAACAAGTCCAATCCATGACTGTGCATGAGCGTTATGCAGTATTTTTAAAATATTTATCAAAGACTGAAAAACACAGTTTAGATAGCTCTATTAATATTGATGATTATTTAGTAAAGGATTTATCTGATTTTAATCGAAACCGGGTAACTGGAAAAAATAATGTTAGTGTCCGTCATTTAACTGGTGTAGATGCAGAAGCTTTAGAAATAGGCTGTGAATATACAGATGATTGGATACTTGGTGAAATGGCTATCACTATTGGTTGCGATTATCTGCCTGCCCTAGATATTGAATATTCAGTAGATTATGCAGGAAATATCATACATAACCGCATAGAAAAATTAAAAAAACTAGATATAGATGAGTTTAATGAACTCATGGATGATTATTTAGAAGCAAAGGATCAACTTAAAAAACTGGTTAATATTAGTTTTGATGATGGCATTGTTTTAGACAAAATTAATGGGGGTGCAGATGACGCTCCTGTTCGATTTCGCCCTCATACCGCCCTCTCAGGACACGCAAGAAAGCTTTTATCAATTGCTATTAAAGCGCGCTCAAAATCTTAGTATTGATTCTGATATTCCATTAAATGAAGTTTTGAAGATGCCTTTTTGGTTTTTAGATTCATTTTATAAAGATGGAGCTTGGAATATCAAAAAAGTGCATAAAGAAAATCATGATCAAATCGTGGGTAATGTTTTTCAGTACCTTCAAAATATACAAGGACTACTGAAAAGCGTTTCTATTTCGTTTTCAAGGAAACCGCGATGATTGGTCGTATTAGTTGGATGTATAGTTTGCTGTGGCGGTTACTGTGGTGCGCGTTTCCATTCGTCACTGAATACGCTTCAGCAGCTATAAGCGCGTCCCATAACACATCTAATGTGAGTATGTTGAGCAATGAAAGTGTGCGCAACATAGCAAGCAATTACAGTGACAGTTTGCTCACCCTGGCATGTATTTTTTTCTTGGGTATAGGGACTATGGTGGGTTATTTTCACCCTACTCCCAAGTATGGTTTAAAGCCCTACCCCAAGTTCATAAAAGTCCTTATATCCGTAGGTATGGGGAGCCTTGCTTTTTTATATTATCTCGAAACTAACCAACAAATTACGCCTGCCGTATGCATTTATGTGGCAGGCGTTTCTTTTGTAGGTCCCGCAATTATTCACTTAATCCATGCGGCTGCAATTAAGGGCACTAGTCTTAATACTGGTGTAACTGATGAAGACTTGGACCGCATTAATCGAAGCTTTCAAGATGAGGACCCAAAATAATGGAACTCAAAATATTTCTTTGTTTGGCGGTTATGCTTTTCACAGTAATTGCACTCTTTATACCCGATAAGATTATCAATACTGTTTCTTATAACCGCAATCTTGCTGCTGTTTTAATCATTCTTGCGTCATCTGCATTCTTAGTAAATATGAATATGACGGGATTTGTATTAACGCTAATCCTGGCATTTGGATGCTGTATTCACTGGCTTAGTTGTTTTGTTGCTAACACCGGTAAAAGTAAGGAATTTAATCATGACAGACATTAATAAGTCACTTAAAGAAATCCAAAAACTTTTAGGTTCGATAGGATTATATACGGGAGCAATTGATGGTTTTTGGGGATGGGGTAGCTATAATGCGATTTTAACCCTTTCAGCCCTGTGTAAACCTAATTCTAAGTCTTCTAAAATCAAGTCCAGTGATATTAAAAATATTTCTAAAGAGATACAAAAAATATTGGTAGAACATCATCAATATTTTGGTGTTATTGATGGAATATTCGGAAAAAACTCAATTGCCGGTTTAAATAATCTTATTCCAGCGCCTAAAGTTACTGAGGAAAGTTTAAAGAAAATCTATAAAAACTGCTCACCAGGCTTTGCTGATTTTATTAATTCTTTTGCTGCACAGTATCAGTTGAACACTAAAGCGGATCTATGTGCTTTTCTGGCCAATAATATTCATGAGTCATCTGGCTTTACCAGCTTGCGTGAAAATATGAATTATCGCCCTGCCCGCTTATTAGAAGTTTTCCCGAAGTATTTTAAAACACTGGCAGAAGCGACAGACGTAGTAAAACGTGGGCCTATAGCTATTGCTGACGTGGTATACGGTGGCCGCATGGGTAACGGACGTAACAATGGAGATGGATATAAGTACCGTGGTGGCGGCTGTAATCATTTAACCGGTTTAGATAACTATACCCTTTGCAGTATTGGTATAGGACTAGGTAATCAGCTTGTTGATAATCCGGATCTTATTACCCAGCCTGAATATGCGGTTAAATCAGCTTACTGGTTCTGGAATAAAAACCGCTGTAGCCGGGTAGCTAATCAAGGTAATTTTGAAGCAGCTTGCAGAATTGTAAATGGTGGAACTAACGGTCTGTCTGAACGTCATGCCCTACATATTAAAGCCTGGTCTGTCCTGTTTTAAGTTTCTGAAAGCTAAGATTTATCTGTTTTTTTCAAATTAGACGTGAACCGACCGGATGGATGGTTCACGTTTTTAGCTTATGCGTATTTGCATAATAGAAATATTGATATTCATGTCTTTTTTAAATCAACGAAACTGCTATAAGTTTCAAGGTAGTTTAGAGCTATGACATACACAACAGAATACTTAGAAAATGAAGCCGGTATACAAAATAACGGTGTCACCATACTGAATGATCAAAAAATTGAATTACAAGTTTCTGGCTTGGTCATTGGCCAATTTAAGCGTGGCCGCTTTGACAAACCCATGACAATCACAAGTGCAAATGTACGCGGTACTCTTGGCCATGATCCACGCAACCCGTGGTACCAAATTATTGTTGATGCCATAGATTCAGGTGTACCAAGTATTGAAGTTTTGCGTATACCAGGTAACTACTACAATTATGAAGATGTTGAGCCAGAACCAGAACCAATCTGGCAACCGTGGCAATTTGACCAAGAAATTTCTATTAACAGCAATATGGCGAGATATACAGCTTCTAAAACCAACGGTAAGCAATTAGCAAGCAGTTATGCCGAAATAGATTTAATAGCTGCTCTGGTACGCTCATTTTCTGATATAGATATGCAACAGTGGCAAGCTGTGAAAGATGCAGCAAATCAATTGACAGGTGTGAATGATTGGGTTTTAGATCCGGCGAATAATCGCGTTAAATATTATGAAAAAGTAAGTACTGGTAAGTATGGCTGGGTTGAAGTTAATAATGATACTGATCCCAAACACATTTCAGCTACTCTTGCATGTCAATTTTATGCTTCTAAACTAAAAAGAACGTACGCTCGAACTTATCAATTTTCTGATCGAAATGCGTTTTGTTATGATGTTAAAAATGATCTTTATGTTCAATTAGCTCGTACTCTTCAACCCCCGATTGTTGAAGAACAAGAAAGATATTTACCTCTCGATGTTGTAGCGCAAAAAGTCATCTCTAATGCTGAGTCACTGGACCAGGGTATTTCTCTTTTAGCAGAAACCTATATAGAAACCGTCGCGAAAAGTATTTTTAACAGTGACCAGTCAAAGCAATTTGTGAAACAAGATGATCTGGTATTGCAATTTGAAGAAAACAAGGTGATTGAAAATTTATAGAAACCTAGAAAGACAAAAGCCCTAAATGGCGGTCATTTAGGGCTTTTGAAGTCTGTATTCAGCGATAAATACAAACCTAACAAGACGAGAGAATTTTATCACAGAAAACAAAGATGTAAACGTTATTTTTTGTATGAAGCGACAACAGAAGTCGTACATTTCTAAAAGAGGTTTTAATATTTCATAGGCTAAAAAAAAACCATTCGCATAATCATTATGCATTAATGCATAAAAGTAAGAAACCTTTATTTCTATTTTAGCTGCTATTTAATACATGTTATTCAAGTTTTAAATTTAAATTTAAAAAAATAATTGGCTTTTAATATAATAATAGCTTTTGTAGTATTTTAAGTCCGCTGTAACCCTTGTGCTGCAAAGCTTACAGGATATTAAAAGATAGTTTTTCCGAGTTATAAAGATAGTTTTTCCGATGTGGATAACTCATTAAAAGATAGTTTTTCCGAGCAGCAGGATAGTTTGTAGATTGACTATCTTTCAAGGTTAATTTATAAAGGATCTAAAAATGAAGTACACCGGATAAAAATGAAAATGCAGAGTCGGCTTGTAGTTAAAGATAATGCACTGATAGATGCAAGCTTTAACTTAACCCTTATTGAACAGCGTTTAATGCTATTGGCTATTGTTGAAGCCAGGGAACTATCAACACTCACCCCATCTATACCCGTAGAAGTCACTGTAAAGAGCTATATTGAACAATATAAAGTAAAAGAGAGCACTGCATACGAAACATTGTTTGATGCGTGTAAAACGCTAAGACGGCGTGAATTTAGCTATATAGACCGTTATAAGAATAGTGATGCTGTTTCTACTGCAGGTTGGGTGAATAAAGTCACTTATGTAAAGTCTAAGGGCATAGTGGTTTTATATCTAAGTGAAGAAGTGATCAGCATGATCAGCCGGTTAGAAGAACAATTTACTCGTTACCATTTAGAGCAGGTTTCAGATTTTAATAGTAAATATAGCATTCGACTCTATGAAGTGGTTATCAAGTGGTTAGCAGCTGGTAAAACTGGAAAGATTGCTATCAATGATCTACGTGCACGGCTGGGACTGCAAGATACTGAATATAAAACCATGAGCCTGTTTAAAACTAATGTGCTTGATAAGGCAGTTGATGAAATTAACGCTAAAACAGACGTGCGGGTAAAGTATGATCAGTATAGATCAGGCCGAACAATTAGCCATTTTTCCTTTACGTTGAAAGAGAAACGTGTAATTAAAACAGTTAAGGATGCTAAACAGTATCAGTTTGAATTATCAGCAAAACAGGTTGATTTTTTTGCAAATAAACTTGCTTCTGACCCTAATTTCGGTAGCCAGTATGCAAAAGTTGGGGAAAGCGTTGAAGACTTTGAGATCCGAGTAAAAGGACAGTTAGCTCAAAAGACCTATTGTGCTAAGTATTCTGAGCATTTAATTCGTTTAGGTTATATCGAAAAAACTTAAATTAATTTTTGGTTAAAAATCTTTTTATATCAAAAAGATTGCTTGGTAAAAGATAGTTTTTCCGAGTAAATAAAAGATAGTTTTTCCGAGTGAATAAAAGATAGTTTTTCCGAGTGGATTTAAAGCCGTTTTAACTGTCTTTGTTTAGCAGATTTCTATTAAGCACCTGCTTCACTGTTTTTGCATACCAGAGCCCGCCATGCTTGCTTTTAATAGCCTGTTTATTCAGTGATGATGCTATTTTTCTATATCCAAAACCCTGTTGTTTAAGCTCAAGCATAAGCGTTATGGTCTGTTGTTCATCCGGGTTCTGCACCAGGTTATCTTCTTCTTTGTCATATCCATACGGCACATGCGAGTACACCTTGTCATTTGCACGTAAATAGTCAATAACCAGCTTTGTACGCTCAGATATTTGGTCGCGTTCAAACTGGTTGAGTACTGCCAGAATGCTAAATACCATTCTGCCCGTGGCGCCAGTAGTATCAATATTTTCAGATAGGCTAACCATATCAGCGCCAGTTTTATTGATGTACTCAGCTATTGATAAGGTATCGATAGTATTACGGCTAACCCGGGAAAGGCTATAAAAGACAAATACCATGTCTTTCTCTAATGAATTTAAGGCTTCTTTTAATTTTGGCCGGTTAATAACTTTCTTTCCTGAAATCCCTTCATCAATAAAAATCTGGACCAATTCATAATTATGAAAATTGGCCCATTGTTTGATTTTTTCAGTTTGTGCTTCTAATGAAAGTCCATCTTGTGCCTGTTTCAGTGTGCTCACACGTACATAGCCGATAGCTTTTCTCTTAATCACGTCCTTACTGTCCCTTATATTTCTCTAATCCATCTTTCAAGAACTGGTTAAGCGCTTCTCTACGAGTCTTAAATTTACGTGAATTAACTACGAACAGGTCCAGTTCCTGTTTTGTATCTGCATCACAGTCCCAATTCACACGGACCGTTTCTGCACTAGCTGCGGCCTTTTTACTTGGCGCTGTAGTGTCTTCAGCAGGGCTATCGTTTTGTGCAAACTCTTTAGCTTCTGCAAAACGGTTTTTAGCACCTGGTTTAGCAATTGCCTGGCGTGGTTTTGTCGTCATGTTTACTACCCTTGTTTAAGTGCCTTTAAAACTTCTTTACCAAAGTCTTGAAACTGTTGTTTAGCTTTCTGGTGATTATGAATCAGTGCATGTTTTCCAAGTCCAATGACTTCTTCATAAGCTACATAATTTGAGATCGGGACCGGTATTTCTGGATAACCAAAAGTTTCTAATGCTGCTTCACGTATCTCGTTAGATTTAGACGTGTTTTTAAACCTATTCCAGACAATACGCAAATTAACTTTTTTGTCTTTAGCTTCTAGTGCCTTAGTAATAAGTTCAGCCATATCACTTACTGCCCACAGATCAGGGGAAGTGGCTGCCATAGGAAGTAATACCAGGTCGCTGATATAAAGGATCGCGTTCATGATTTCAGCCATACGCGGCGGTGAATCAATTACTACATAGTCATACTTGCCTTCAGCAGCTTCAAGAACCTGCATAAGTTCATCAAGATTACGAGCTGTTTCACAGGTCAGTTTTGGATGCTCAAACATACTGCACCAGGCAGACAATGTACCTTGCGGTAAGTCGGCATCAACTGCCAGAACTGTCTTTTTCTTTTCAAGAAGGAACCCGCATAGATTCGCTGATAAAGTGGACTTACCGGCCCCACCCTTTAATTGTAAGAATGAAATATATTGTGTCATGGGTTCCCTGTTTATTTGTTTAAATGAAAAAATGTTCAAATGAACTAAAATTCATTTGAACATTTTAGGTGAAAAAAAACGAAATTACAAATTAGGAAATTATATCTTCAAGAACTCCGTAAATTCTTTATAAATTTGAGTAAGTTGAGCGTGTGTTAAGGTTTCAAATGAAAGATTACGATTCTTCAAAACATCACTCAAACGGTTATTATGCGGTCTCATAAATTCATCGACTTTATTTTTAAAGCTGAGTGAAGCTAAGCGATTTTCTGATTGTGGCGGCGGTGCATTATGCTGATTGTTCTGTACTTCATTTTCATAATGATCTTGACCATTATCATGAGTTGTTTCAGTTGGAATAGAAAATGACTGCAGGTAAAGATACTTTTGAGCCATTGAAGCCGCTTTTGATGTAGCTTTATCGCCACTATCATTAGCTTCACCAGTAAACATGCATTCAATTCTGGACCCATCTTCAGCTGAGAAAAAAATGAATCGAATTGAAAGGCAGGTTTTAAAAATAATATCACCATACTTGTTCTGGTATTTACTCACTGTCATTTGCTCAGTATGTGGAATACAAACAAGTTTATGCTCAGCCATAAGTGGCGAAATTACGTTATAAAGATCATCAATACTGCGATAGCTAAAGTCATATTTTTTATCATTGCTATTTGACTTTTTAGTACCGTTAGTAGAATTAGTACTCTTAGTAGGATTGGTACTACGGGATTTGCTTACTCCACCCATTTCAATAATTTTTTGCTGTATTGCATTAAGTGCAGTTAACACAGCAAAACCCTTTTCAAAAAAGAACTTCGGCGCTTCTGCACTTACCAGTTTAACCATTTCCACAGCTTCATTTGCATTCAATGTAACTGGCTGAGTTTGATTGTTCTTAGCCTGACTATTTATGGCCGGTTGACTTGATGCCTGTTTTTTTGGAGCTGGAGCATATTGCTGGTCGCTAAATGGATCTGGATATTGGTTATAAGCATTCATTATTTTTGATCTCCTTATTCAACATCACTTGGAAGTCTTTTTTCTAAAAAAGCTTGATGCTGTTCAAGCACCATGTCTTGTGCATCGGCTTCAATATCAATGGCACGGCCAACAAGCATAAATAGAACAACAAAAGTCGCGATGCCTAATGGCACCAGTGCATAACGGCCAAGCCGTTCTAGTTGTTCTTTAGTAGGGATAACCTGACGGACTAAACACAATGAGTAAACCAAAGCATATAGCAGCACTATGGCTAAATAAGTTTGAATGTTTTGCGCCCAACGTTTTAAGGCATCACGGCTTGGAGCCGTTTGAATAAAAGCATTCACAAGATTTGCACGAATGGTATTAAGTCTTAATTTTTCGTTAGTTAAAGTTTTCATAACAACCGCCTATATTTTGTCTTGTAACAACATTATGCGCAAACGCATAAAAATATGCAATAGCGCATAAAATATTTTATATAAGCTGGTTTATAAGAATAATTCGCATTAAAAAAGGACGGTTAAAAAACCGTCCTTTTTTGTAAATTTATGTACTTTGCTTTATCAATACTTATTCGTAACGAATAGAACACGCCCTAAAATCTGGAAAGTTGGGTCATTTTCAGTATTGACAGTGTATTCAGGAAAATTTTCCTGTTTGGCTCTTACTCGAATGCTGCCATCAGGTTCAAGAAATAAAGTACGCACATATTTATTTTTACCATGCTTAATTACAAAGTAATCACCATTGGTACTCGGTGTAACTTCTTCCTCCTTCAAGTTAAAAGTGACAGCTGCGCCGGGTGTAATTTCGGGTGCATTTGCACGATCTTCAGAATAGACAAATCGTAGATCGTTATGTGAAATATTATCGCTTACTAGCTGAGCCGCTATCATAATTGTTGAATCTCTACCCGCGTTTTTATCTTTGAGTGCATTAGGATTATTCGCATCCTCATACATGCGCACAAGAATAAAATTTTCGTCAGATATGCGCAAGGTATTATCTTGAACTTTTACAATAATGTCTTGCTGTTCAAGTCCTGCAAGCCACTCACTATTTAATCCGAGGGCTTTTGCGATATTGGGAATGAAGCGGGATTTCTTGGTTTTCCCCATAATGATACGGCTAATTGTGGCTTGTTCTACATCGGCTAATTTTGCTAATTCATCCTGCGTAAGCCCCGATTCATCAAGGGCAAGTTCTAATCTGACTGAGGACAATGGACGATCCGTATTGAGTTGCCCAAACCCCTTTTTAACATAGTCAATAGTCTTGTCATCTTTAATATTTATTCGAGATGACAGAGAAGCCTCATCAACCGGATTCGGCTGTACGTTAATATCCATTCTTATTTAAACCTCAAAAACCCATACGCAAAAGATTAAAAGCCATGTCATTTCAGGCTTTCTTTCATAATTATGCAATAAAAAAATGAAAGTTCAATTAAGCCAAGAACTACGTCAAGCATCAAAGTGCTTGCTAAAATATTCGCTTGCGCATAATATTTATGCTAATGAGCATAATTTAATGATAAGTTAATGTTTTTAGATAGAGGAAATATGCGAAAGCGAATTTATGAAATTATTCCGGACATTGGAAAGGCAAAAGTTGATGCCTTCTGTGCCGCTTATAATATTTACTTTAGAAATCAAAAAGATGCAGGCGATATTTTAAAAGTTGGTCAAGCCACTATTAGCCGGTACTTAGAGGGATCTATTTTGGTACCGATGGAGGTCGCCGTGCGATTTGAAAAACACACGAATGGCTTGGTCAGTACAGACTCAATTTTCTTTGATTACAAAGAATACAAATATGATTTAAAGCAAAAGGAGAGAGAAATACAAAACCACAAGAAAAGCGCTTAACAAGATTACCTGTTAAGTACAGGTTGCAACACAAGAAACAAGACAGTTACACAGCGGAAATACAACATGACAAGTTTAGCGATAGGCGACATTTTAGGTATGTCGTCAGAACCTTATGCAGCCGATAGTAGACCTAAAAATATTACAAGGGCACTGCATAACCGGGAAAACCCCTATACCTTGCTTTCAAATAAGTTATTGCGTGATACATCGATCCGTCATTCGGACCGTGGACTGATGGCGCAATTACTATCTTGGTCCGATTATCACAATGTTTGCATTCAAGCCTTGGTCAAAAAAAGTGTAGAAGGCCGTGATGCTATTCGCGGAATGATAGATCGGCTAATCACTGCAGGTTACATACGCATGCAACAAACAAAAAGTGAAGATGGCCGCTTTGACAAAGTGGTGTATCAGCTTTTTGAAGAATCTACTGGTGCGATAGTGGCTAACCTGGATTTAACTGGAATAGAAGAAAATCAGGATGATCCAGCGGCGGCACAATTAGATTTATTTGAATGCGAGTTAGTAATGATGGAAAACCAGGATAAAACCGGTAATGTGAACCAGTCCGCAAACGGAAAAGCCGTAAACGGAAAACACGACACTAATAATAACTATGATTCAAGAAATACTAATTTTAATAGTAATAAGCATGAATCTGGATTTGTTGAAAAGAAAAGTGAAAAGGAAACCAAAGAGAGTCTATTAAACAAATGGCCGTTAGATATTAAAAATTCACAGGTAGTGGCCCGTTTAGGTATGGCAGGTTTGAACTCTTTTGTTCCTGATCAAGAAACATTGAATCGTTACTTGATTGACTTCAATCAACAGCATGAAAAATATAAAGCTTTAAGTGATTCACAACGTCTGAATAACTTCACTTCATATTTGGTTCGTATTAAGCACACGCCAGTTGAATACACAAAACATTTAGCTCGGCTTCGTGCTCTTGGCTTTGATGTTCAAATGCCTGTCCGCAAGACTGAAAGAAAAGCATCGCAAAGAGTCCAGACTAATCAGGCCAATGTAAATCCATTTCCGGTGAGTTCTAACCAGGCGATTGTTCCCCCAGCTGCACATATCTCTTTTGAGGGATTTTAAGATGGGAGTATCACTTATGAAAACATTGGAATTGAAATGTGAGCTTCACGGTGAATACCAAAAATATATCACTGATGCAGATAAAGCTTGTCCGCATTGTAGAAGTGAAATGGCTCAAAAACAGCAAGATCAATATATTGAGAATACCAAGCCGTTAAATGGCCTTTTTCTTGATCTCACGATTGCTTGTGATGTGCATGGTCCACAGATCGTACAGGTGCCAAAGTTTCTTGCTGACAAGCTAAGCCATTGTCCTAAATGCGTTCAAGCCAAACGTGAGCAGAAGCTTCAGAAGAAAATTGAAAAACGAGCAAGTGAAATCATCGAGCAGGCGGGAATACCGTTAAACAGTATTGGCCATACTTTTTCCCAAGCTGACCGTAGCAAAAGTATTAAACAAACAGCAATTATTGAACGCCTGATTACCTATATTCAGGATATTACTGCCAGAGGTGATAGTACTGGTGCCAAGAATATTATGCTGAGTGGCAACATGGGTACCGGAAAGACTTATTTTGCTTCAATACTTCTGCAAAATATTATTGTTCGGGCATGTGAAAAAGCATTGAGTGATGAATCGAATATCAGATTTAAAGGCGGCTTGGCTATTCAATTTATTAGTGAACAAGCATTGCAATCGGCCATTACTGCAACTTGGTCAGACAAGTCTGAAACAACCAAACAACTTTATGAGCGCCTTTCAAGTAAAGCCATTCTATGTATTGACGATGTAGGTACCGTTAGCAGTACTCAGACGCACTTGCTTGATGCATACGCTGCAATTCTTGATGAACGTTACAAACGTAACCTGCCGACCATTATCACCTCAAATATGACTCATGAGGGCCTAAAGCTGGCTATTGGGGCCCGAGCAGCTGACCGCTTTTTAGAAAAGAACAGGGTAATCGTTGCTAACTTTGATTGGCACGGGTACCGGACGGCGCAAGAAGGCACAAACGAAATCGAATTTTTTTAAATAAGGGCTAAATCATGAGTAATTCTTTAAGAAATGAAAAGATTCAAAAGTGGACATTAGCCCGTAAAGGCCGCATGTCGTTACTTGCTTCACTTTTAGAAATGGACAAGCAACTGCTATATCGCATGGTTACAGACTTTCGCCTATCAACTCATTTGATTAATGAGATTGAAAAAAAGCAAAAGGAAGTAGAAGGTCTGGAAGTTGAATGTATTCGCGAGTTTGACTATCTCAAGCGTTTTGCTGCTAAAGGACATGGCAGGATTGCAAAGCTGGCGCAAAAGATGGGTGAACCGACTCATAGAATGTATGGACTGGTTAAAGCAACGGGTGATTCACGTTATCTGCTAATCCAGTACGGTACACAGCAGGTTATGAAAGCTGTCACTGAAATCGAACGTGAGTTTAAAGGCCGTTATAACAAAGGTCAGATAAATATAAAGGATTTTCTAACTAAAGAGGTACGCGGTAAAAACTACACATTAAAGGAAATTGAGTGTCTAGCTGGAAAATTTAAAGAACACGCCGACTTTGCCAATCATGATGCAGCGGTTATTTGTCAGAAAATAGGTGAAGACAAATACAAGGTCCTATCAATGGGCTTTGATACTCAGCTGCCGGAACTATGTCAATCACATATATGCGAAAAGGAAAATCCGCATATTCATGCATTAACAATGGCTGTATTAAACCTGCATCGGGAGCCAGTTAAAGAAACAGGGGAGCTTATAGCATTTGGCCATAGTGCGCCGTGTCCGTCTTGTGCCAAGCGTCTTAATAAAAGGGGCATTGCTCAAGTCTATTGCTATTTTGAACCTGAATTACTTGATGGGCTTGTTCTTTTGGCTAAAAACCGAGTCCCCGTTATCAAAATAAACCTAGTAAATTCAACATTTAAACAGATTAACAAGGAACTGTTACATGATGCTGCTTAGGAGAAAGCAATGTTTGATTGTTATTTACGCGGGATTTACAAGGATGCCCTTCACCGGCAACTTGTCGCACTTTGTGAAGGCATAGAGTCAGCTGAAACAATTGTATTTAACAGTGAGAAAAATTCACGTTATTACGATTTAGAAAATGGCCGTTATGTGTATGCAGTGGATGGTGTGGACCAATATGGAGTAACTGTAGTGAGTTACATCAAGAAAGGTTTAGTAAGAAAAGAGGAAAGAATTTTCCCTAACTTGATTGATCTTCACTCATTAAAGGCAGCGATTAGCTCATTTAGATTGGCTAAGCGTAAATAACCTCTAACGGTTTTTTTATGTCCGTATGTTATGCGAATTAGTATAATTTTAACAATTCGCATAACAATGGGGATAAAATTAAAGATATACACAAATTATTTACATAATTTTGCATAAAAACAGTTTTATTAGGGGCTTTTAAGTGGAACTGGAAAAGGAAAATTTTACTTTAATGCATGGTGATTGTCTGGAATTGCTCAAGACCTTGCCAAGTGAAAGTATTGATATGATCTTGTGTGATTTGCCGTATGGAACGACCTGTTGCAGCTGGGACGTTATTATACCGCTAGAGCCATTATGGGCCGAATATGAGCGTGTAATTAAACCGAATGGGGCAATTGTACTTTTTGCTGCCCAGCCCTTTACCTCTATATTAGCCTGTTCAAATTTAAAATTATTTCGCTATGAGTGGATTTACGAAAAGCCAGCAGCTACAGGCTTTATGAATGCTAAAAAGCAGCCAATGCGTGCTCATGAAAATATCCTGGTATTTTATAAACGTCAGCCTACCTATAACCCTATTAAAACGCATGGCCACAAACGCCAGACAGCGAAACGTAGGGATATTGGTTCAGAACATTATGGAAAGCAGCTAAAGATCCAGGCATACGACTCAACTGAACGCTATCCGAGATCGGTCCAGATATTTAGTTCTGATAAGCAAAAACAGGCATTTCACCCTACCCAAAAACCCGTCGCTATCTGTGAATACCTTATTCGCACCTATACAAATCCAGGTGAAACAGTACTTGATAATACGATGGGCAGCGGTACCACTGGTGTAGCGTGTGTAAACACTGGACGTAAGTTCATTGGTATGGAGCAAAAGCAGGAATATTTTGATATAGCCCATGAACGCTTAACAGCTGCAATTGTTGAGCGAGATATAGTTCAGCAGCCGGATCTGTTTGGAGAATCAGCAGTCGCATGAATATGTCCAATCATCAATTATTCGGTATGGCAGAAAGCCGTACTGATATATGGGCTACACCGCAAGACTTCTTTGATAAGCTAAATAAGGTTTTCAGCTTTAATTTAGATGTATGTGCTTTACCAGAAAATGCTAAGTGTGCACGCTTTTTTAGTCCGGCTGAAGATGGTTTAAAACAGGAATGGACTGGCATTTGCTGGATGAATCCGCCGTATGGACGTGAAATCATTGAATGGATTCAGAAGGCTGCACATACTGCCAAGCAAGGGCATACAGTCGTTGCACTGGTACCAGTTCGGACAGATGCAAGATGGTGGCAAGACTACTGTTTAAATCGAGAGATACATTTTATCCGGGGCCGTTTAAAGTTTGGTGGTTCAACTTCTAATGCGCCGTTTGGGTGTGCAGTTGTAGTCTTTAGGCCCTGTTTAGATGATGTTGATTGGACCAAATGAAAAGCCCGCATTACGCGGGCTCTTTCTTACTTATATGAACATACTACATACGCCAGTTGATCATATCTAGATCCTGGTTCGGTATCTAACCAGCCTGTAGATTGTTCCATTCTTTTGAGGACCTTATCTGTAGAGCTAAAAATAGTAAATTTATCCACTCTAAAGCGGTCATTTTCACAGTCAAAGCTATTCAGTGAAAGCATATACTGCCCTTTTTTCATTATTTCAGAATCTTGTTCAGCTTTTATCACAAACCAAGCTTGACGCTTGGTGTGCCTGCCGTCTAAGTATTTCATGTCTTTTAAATTGACAGAATAGTTACTTTCGCCGTCTGAGCCTATTTCCTCCCAGGCATACGCCTGTAATGAAACAAAGCAGAGAACCCCCACAAAAATCTTAATTAAAGTTTTATTCATTCGTTTTAGCTATGTCGTTAAAAGCATGAATATGATACTTGGTTAAAAATTAATTAAAAAATTCTATTGCGCATAAATATGCATTTAAATATACTCTTTCGCATAAGTTTCTAGGAGTTTATGATAATTAGATTATTTGTAATTTTTTATATGTCCTAATACTTACAGTTCACTATTTAATTAGATTAAACAAAACACCGGATATTCTAATTAACTCAAATGTTTAAATGAACAAAAGAACATTTAAACAAATAAACAAACTTAATGAGATAAGTATGAATCAAGTAGCCGTTTTTTTTCATCATCAATCAAATTTGAATAACGCCCTTCAGGAAAACAATGGCGATGCATATCGCAAGATTATGATGCAGGCTGAAAAGCCAGTAATTGAACATACTTTGGTTATTTGTCGTGGCAACCAGACCAAAGCTGCTGAAATGCTGGGCTTAAACCGTGGCACGCTTCGTAAAAAAATGAAAGAACACGGCTTTATGAAGGCTTGAACTTATGTCAATACAGATCAGTGAAGAAGACTATAAACAGGCGGTTGATGTAATTCGCCAAACTGGTAGCGGCAGCGTGTCCAACCTGCAGCGTCACTTGAATTGGGGTTATGCCCGTGCAGCAGCCTGCGTTGAGCGTATGCAGGATGAATACATTGTTAGTGAAATGAGTACTCAAGGCCGCCGTGAAGTTTATCCTGAAGAATTACACGGGTTATGGCAGGAAAACCAGCAATTAAAACAGGAATTAACTGGCTTAAAAGATCGGTTGTCTGAACAAGAAAGGACTCAAGAGGGTTCAGAATGGATTTCAGTTAAGCACTATTTACCGCCAGAAGGTGCAGAAGTATTAATTCACGATTTTGGTCAAGTACGACAAGCGACCCGTGCTTCTAATTTTGCAGGTGGCTTTAAAGAGAGGAATTGCCGTGGTTGGCAAGCAAGCTATAGGGTATCTCATTGGATGCCTAAAAGCATAAGACTCCCTGAAGAATTTCATTTTTATTATGAAAATGATGAACGGGGAGAAGTCATAGATCATGAAAAAGAGATCAAAGCATACGTTATATCGCTAATTAGACGCGGAGTTATATCAGAAGCTGAAATAGGTTTTTCCTTTAATCCTGTATTAAATGCTTTTGAATCAAAACACTTATCTGACTGGTTCATTAGACAAATAAATTTTGGCTGGCATGTTTGGAAAAGTGCAAAAGCAGAATATAGCTTGGTGCTTGAACTCGAAAAAGGACGCTTCATTGAATGCGATCTGAAAGAGCTTTTATTTTCTTCTCTTAAATCATCAAAGATTTTAAAAACCAAACAAAATTGGGTGCACGTCATGCACATGCTTGCTAAGGGTTCAATTGCTTCACAGCGAATTTGCACGGCATTAAATGTAAATCCAGAAGGTACAAAATTTGAAGCTGAGAGCCCAGCAAATGACTGAACTTGAATTAAAGCTTTTAAAACTAAGCGAAGGGAAATCTGTTGAGTTCGCTTCAGAGTACGGCCTTTTGATACCTGAAATTATTAAAACGCTGAATGTGCACAGTGCTCCGGAAAAATTTGCCCTGGTGCCTATAGAAATGACCAGACCTATGAAGGATGCACTTGGTTTTATGTGCTTTCAACTGATAGGCGTGGCAAATCTTTACCGTAATTGTGGACACGAAATTGCCCGTAAAGCTGAAGAAGAACAAGCATTTTTCTTGTTTAAGTTCTTATTGCTGGCTGTCGAGCATGGAGAGAAATGGCGCCAGGTACTTGATGAAGAAATTAAGGGCATGCTTGATGATCATAAAGATCAGTAAGCCTTAATAAACCTATATATAGTGGAATATAGAATGAATATTGAAGAAAGTATTAAACAGTTAGATAGTGAAATAGACTCATTAAAAGCAGCTTTTGAAGCAGCACATTACCTTACTAATACTGAGGTAGAAGAACTGGAAGAAATTATTGATAAAGCTATAAAGCTTGGTGAGCTGTATTCAAAAAATGCTGTCGGACAAAACGGTAATGCAAAATTCTTCAGCCATGATTTTAACGGTGATGGATTTAAATATCACGATTCACTAGATGAAGCTAAGGCTGATGCAGAAGCAGGTATTGAGCATTACCGTGATCAAGTCGCTGATGGCCGGCATATTGCAGAAATGGGCGAGTTTAATGAGCTGTGTTATGGCGTGGTAATAGAAAAATCATACTGGACCGTTAGTGATGTTGTGAATAAAGAACATCATGCGGCTGATCAATACACTAAATACGAAACGGGCACTGAAATTTTAGAGCTAGGTTTAGCCGCACCAGTGGAGTCTGAAAAATGATGAGTAAAGAAGCTGATAGCGCTATTGCAATACCTGATTTCTTAAAAAAGATGAAAGGACCGGAACGCTGGGAATGGTTTGAGCATCAAAAAGATATTATGGCTAAAACTGTTTTATTAGATGGAAGTCTTGAGCTTTGGGGAGAGCTCTTACAGGGCTTTGTTTATATGTTGCGGCTTGATGAATTAAGGCATTGTGAATATATCACTATGCATCATAACGCCGTGGTAGTGGCTACTTGTGCTGTTATTGAAAAAGATAATGATGCTTCTAAGAGCTGGCTTTTAGAAATGCTTAACCGAGCTGATTCTTATAGTTGGCAGATATATGAGAATGCTCAAGAATTTTTCGACAAAAGATATTTACCTCACGCTTCAAGCCAAGCTGAACATCGAGAAAATATAAAGAAGCTCAACTTAATTGAGCAAGAAGATGCGTTGAAATTTGATGAGTCCTAAAAGCATGTTTAATTTACTCCCGCATGAATTGGTGATTGATAATTTTACTGGCGGTGGCGGCACCAGTACCGGGCTAGAGCTTGCGCTTAACCGCCCGGTAGATATTGCAATCAACCATGACCCTAAAGCATTGGCTAGTGCAAGCTAACTTCATGCATGAAGCTGCATTCATGGGCGCTGCCTAGAAAAAACCCTTAACGACATATTGTTCATTTAAATAATCTATGTTTAAATGAACAAATGTTCAAATGAACAAATAAACATAACAGGGGGTTAGAATGTTTAATATTGATGAAATGCTGGAATTTGAAAGAAATAACTTTACCCGGGCGCTTTATACCTTGCCTGTTTTGAACGATGGCCAGCTATTTCTTTGTGGTAGTTGCGATATTCGTAACGATGTAAAACCGGTGCCTTTCAAGCACGTGTACCAGCGCTCTATAGACCCAAGCACAGGGCAGGGGGGTGAGAAGTTTGAAACCGTGTATGTATCTGAATGCTGTAAAGGCGATCTGGTGGTATGGGATGCGTATGTTTGTGACTTTGTAGATATTGCACCAGAACATTATGTGAGTGACCAGGCGGGTGAGGGCTAAAGGATGAAAACTATCTATGCCTTGATCTGTGTAATTAGTGTTTTGCTCGCTGTAAACAAATTTACTGCTGGCCAGTTAATTGCACCCGGTTATCACGATTTTAGTAATGCGCATTCTTATGAGCCAAAAAGTAAAGGCTTGATGGCTTATGAATGCAATGAAAAGGTTGGTCAGCTTCTTATGAAGTTACAACCTGCCAATACAGTTTAAGAGGTATTTATGACTGCTAAATATCTGGCACTGAAATTGAATAAAAACCTGAAGTCGGTTCAGGTCAGTGGCCAATGGCTAATCATGGACGGCGACAAGGAAGTGGCTAAGTCTTATTCGCCACAATCCGCATGGAATGATGCCTATAACAAACTTGCTGAAAAGCAGTTTAAAACGGGTGATCTGGTCGTAATGGAAAACTGCCTTGAAGCATCGCGTTATGTGGATAAGGTTTGGAAATGTCGATCTGATAGTTTTAAGGCCGCCAGCGGTGATTTCGCCGTATTTCTTGAGAATTTTGGTGGCTATTTTTGTTGTGAGTTTCTACGGCCAGCAACCAGTCTGGAACAGCACAATTTTTTAAATGGTGGTGAAGCATGAGGCATGGGACCGTAAGTGGTTATAAATATCATCGTTGCAGATGTTCATTGTGTCTAAAAGCGGTATATGACTATAACAAAAAGCTCAAAGTAGACAGAAAAAGTAAGCCTAAGTTTGTTTATCCAAAGCCTTTAGCTCATGGTACGGCAAATGCTTATAGCTACCATAATTGCCGTTGTGAGTTATGCCAGGCATTTATACGGGGTTATCGAATGGGGCTGAAAATCAGAAATGCAGAGCCTTCTACTGCTACACCTACGGAACCTGAATACTTTCAGCTCAAACATGAATGCGGGACAGCAAGCGCTTACTCATTTGGCTGTAAATGTGAGCTTTGTTTAACCCAGGGACGTGAACTCTACCTGCAGTCGGTGAAAGCAGCATGAAAAACAGATTTTACTTAACGTCATCACATGGCTACTTAGGATCTAACGTGGTGTGGCACCGTCATAATGAACAGGGTTACACCACGGATATTGACCAGGCCCATGTATATACCAGAGAAGAAGCACAACAGGCATGGTCTGAATCTTGGGGTGAGTCAGAAGCAATTTCAGCCGATCATGTTGATGCTCTTGCTGTCTGGAAGGTGGATTGCCAATACATTCCAAAAGTAACACAGCCATTTACTGATATTCATAACACCTATGTTGCTTTTGAAAAGGGGAAATGGGATGGCAACGATGTTCACTGGGTAATTTCAGAAAGACTAAGTACTTCTACTGACTTTGATCTGGCTTATGTCATGGGTGTGGACCGTGCTAAAGAGCTTGGCAGCAACTTTATTGTTATTCCTTTCAGTATGGCAGATAACGTAAAACGCCGTACTTTTGATCATATAAAAATAAATAGGCGTGTAATGGTCCAGGGTGCGGGGTTAAAAGCATGTCACAAAATTAAGCAGGACCGGCGACGTAAAGAAAACCCAATGACCCGTTTTCATTGTCCTGCATGCGGTCGTATCAGCTGGCAGCATAATCCTTATGATTTTGATGGTTGTAAGAACGTTCATTGTAGTGAGTGGTCTACCTTATGAGCTCTAAAAAACGTAATAAGAAGTATGACCCGAATAAAGGGAAACGGTTGGAGCAGGCTAAGGCACGTAAGAATCAGATTGAAGCCAATGAAATATATGAGCTGGAACAAGAATACGTTTCACATGCAGTAAAGGCTTACATAGAAGCCAAAGAAATTGAAGAACAGGATCTTATTTCCCGTTACCCGAATGCTACGACCTGTCCTTATCACATAACTATTGGTGCTTATAGTTATCAGTCCTTAGCAATTGCAATCATATTGCAAAGTATTCAGGACCCGATTGCTTATGAAATGGCTGCTGATGTGCACCTTATTCATACCTATAAGGAAGGTGATGAAATAAAAACGGGTGAGTTAAAAACAGTTGAGTTTCGCCGTGATGTACCTGGTATGAGTTACTTGGAATTTCACAAGGGTAAAGCTGATGCAATTATTCCTTTAGGGCATGGATTAAAGAAAAAGGGCTGGAAAGGGCTAGATGCCGAAATTGCTGCCGAAATTGAAAGTAGGCCGGATTTGACTGACGAATATTCTATAGAAATGATTCAGTCTTATATGAAAGCTGAAGCACGTTTTTTAAGTGTAGAGCGTTATCTGGAATTTAAGGAAGTACTTGAATGGGTTGAGCGAGGAACCGCCGAACAAAACCTACGGTCACTGTGGATAGCAGAACAAGAAGCTATAGAGAAGCAAAACCATGACAAATAACAATCACCAGGTAAATAAGACCAGTTTATTGAAGGTTAAGCGTATACCGCGGCATGGAATAGCGGCCAGACGTCTTTTAAGAAATGGCGTTAAATGGCCTTGCTGTCCGTTCTGTGGCAGTGACATTCATAGTTCGGAAATCGGGTTAAAAGGGGAGTGCAAGCATGTCAGTGAATAAGCAGCGGACGGGTCTTGAAGCAATTGGCTGGAATGGACAAGTAATTACGGCACTTGATGTATGTGTTTGTGTGGATACTGAACGCGGATCTGGTAATGATTTCTTAATCTATCCAATGTTCTTTTTTGATTCAAATCATCCTGAATATAAGAAGAATACTTTTGCCCGCTGTGTGCAGCCACAAATTAGCTTGTATCCGGGGACATATAACGCAGATATATTGAGGAAAGCTGAACCTGAAGAACTGGCCATAGGGCGCCGTATTTATAAAAACGCTGATGATTTAAAAAAGGCTGCTGGCGTACAGGCTGAATCGGTACATATAGATTGTGATTTTGAAAAGTTGAACGCCTTTTTTGAAATCTATAAAGACTCTTTGCATTACCAGGCACGTAAAGAAAAACGGCCAGATTGGACGGATATAGCTTTATTTGGTTATTGCCCGGACTCTGATGATTTTGTAGACCCTAGAGCCAGTGACGCTTATATGGTGTTTAAGGCGCAACAAGAAAAATTAGACTGGTTATTAGGTGGAATCGAAATGGCTATACACCAGGCAAAGTCAATTGAGCGCAATGGGGATATAAGCATAAATAGCTATAGAACTATTAAATCTAAGATGCGTTTATATGATTTCTTAATAACACTTCGTAAGACCCCAAAAAGGCATAAGAGTAAGTTTGCTGATCTGGTTAGAAGAACTTTAGTTTTAGAAGGTGAAGCGAGAAAAGTACAAACTATTCGAGATAAGCTTTACGAGCTAATTTGCCAGTTTGAAAGCTTTGGTATTACCGGGATTAGTGCTGATACCCGTAGTGCTTATTTTGATGCCAAGCATAAAGTTCAAGAACTTCAAGAAATCTTATTTTAGAGGGTACGCTGTATGAATCAATTTCAGCCTGGCGATGTGGTTGCTCATAAAGATTCTCCTGGTGAAGAATGGGTAGTTACTGGTTTTTCAAACAATCATGTTGCGTTTAAGTCTAATGCACAAGGTTATCCGCCCCCGTGTTCATTTTGGACCATATATTCACCTTCAAAAGATTTGAGCCTGATTAGAAAAGCAGAAGGAAGTGATCCAGTTGTATTAAGTGAGGAAAATCAGCCGCGGCCTATTGATCAGCAGTTAAGTACATTCCGTGCATGGTTTTTAAAAAAGTATCCCTATAGCGAAGATTACTTTCAGCTCACTTATTTTAATCATGAGCTCGGTTTTTTTTGTACGGATCAGAAAAATAACCCGGATGCTACAGATGCAGCTTGGGTCCTTAGAGCTTCGTTTGAGGTATGGCAATATTTGCAATCAGAAATACAAAGCTTAAAAGAGCAGGCTAAAGAAAGAGAGCATGTTATTGACCGAACGTTAGATCATGTCACAAGACAAATTGAAAACTTTAAGCAGCTCAAGGAACAAGAATCTAATATGCACATCAGGAATTGGTGGCAAGCGAAAGTGCTGCAGGTATTAAGACCAGTGAAACGAATGCTTGAGAATACCCTTGGAGGTGATCATGTGTAAGCTTTGCGGAAGGTCAAAAGGCGGTCATTGTTGTGGCTATTGCGGTTGGTGTCCAGGTAGAGGAATTAAGTATGAACAATCCTTTCTCAGTCGGTGATCTGGTAAAGCATGAAGTAGATATTTGGCCAGAACCTCACGGTTCCCTTAAAGTAATCCATATCAAGAATGATGTATTAGCCGCCGTAGACAGTAGAGGACAAAAGTTTATAGGCAGTTCCAGTTGCTTTAAATTTATTGGAAAATTTACAACGCCCCGAGTGTTGGGCTAACTGATTATTAAATAGCCTAAGCTTAGATTTTATCCTAGAAAATAAAGCCGCAACCAGCGATAAAAACTTGAATATTTCACCTAAGAAAAGACCCGCTATCATGGCGGGTTTTTATTACCTAACGCATTAAAATATGCGAATTAGCATAATATGTAGGTTATAACCTCTATATTATGCATATTGATTAACAAATAGACTACTAAAAGCCTGAATATAGTAAATAAGAATATACAGAATCGCATAAATTAATTAACATTTATACATAAAAGCATAAAACTAGGGTAATGCATGCGAAGCAAGCGCCGTTGGAGTTCAAAGGACTTAACCTCTAAACCAAGTCAAGCGAAAAAGGCTACTTTAAATACGGCGGAATATGCCAGAGCTACAGTGAAAGAAACAAAAATTCAGCAGGGCTTAATTGAGGAATTGGCTTTCCATAAGTACAACGGCAATCCACTGCTTAATTATATTTATGCAATACCCAACGGTGATAAGCGTGCAATTTCAGTGGCCAAACGTTTAAAGGCTGAAGGCGTTAAACCAGGTGTACCAGACCTGCATTGTTTTGTGGCTAAGCCGCCATATCACAGTCTTTATATTGAAATGAAAACCGAAGTAGGGGACCTGTCACCAGAACAGAAAGAAGTTATTCCAATGTTGCGTGCAGAAGGCCATAAAGTTGTGGTTTGTCGTAGTGCAGAGCAAGCAAAAATCGAACTCTTTAAATATTTGGGTATATAACGATGAATATGCAGACTGAAGACAAAGAAGCTTTTTTTGATGAAAAAAGACTGATCACAGTCGTTGGCATCAATTGTTTACGTGCACGGGAAATTGCTGGCTTAACCCGTAAAGAAGCCCAGGCACGTATTTTTAGATATAAAAACCCGGATATGTTTGCTAACCGGATATGCGAGATCGAAACCGGCAACAAGAAAATTGATCTTAAAATTCTATATCGCATGTGCGTTGAGTACTCATGCAGTGCTGACTATCTGTTGGGCCTAAGCAATGACTTTGAGCGTAACCTGGCATCGTCTTATTCAGGTATGGTTTTTAATTCGGTCCGTGGTAGCGTTTTGGAAATGACTGAGCGTGTTTGTACGCAAATGTCAGAGATCGTGCGCTTTCTGCCGCCGTTTCAGGGGGAATTATTAAAAAACAGTGCCAAGAATACAGTAGATACTATAGATCAGCATTTGCATGATCTGGCGTTTAAGGGCTCTTATCCGGATATTGTTGATGCTTATAATGATTTAAAGGCGAAGGTTCAGATGTTTGATACCTTCTTTGCTAAGCAGATGCGGATTATGGAGTTAAATATGCTGGACCAGTTAAATCATAAGGATGATGAACTTTCTAGCCGTACTATGACCGACTATACTGCATTGCCTGTACCTGAGAAGTGTTAATTGAATGGCCAAGACTCAAGAACCGGATGCGATTAGCAAACGCCATGACACTGATCTATGGCGTGAAATACGCAAGCTTTATGAGTCAAAGACTAAACCTACTTATGACAAAATTAAGGCAATTCTGGTTGCTGAGTTCCAGTTAGAAAAATTCCCATCAAAAAGCACAGTTGAACGCCGTGTGAAAGATGAGGGCTGGAAACGTGCCAGAGTCGGCACAGATCCATTATCAAATCGCTTTGATGAAACCTTCTGGAAGTGTGTTAAAACCATTTATGAAAGCAATCCTAAGCTGTCATATAAGCAGCTGCGGGACATGGTTCAAAATGAACTTCAATGCTCCGAGTTCCCATCTGCCCAGGCTATTACCGCCAAAGCCAAGAGAGAAGACTGGAAGTATCTGAATAATCTGGTAAAAATAGCTGACACAGACTTAAAAAAAATCAAAACCATCGTCAAAAATCAGATAATTCAGGACCGTGAAGATGACGGCGAAGATGATGAAAATTATGATGAAGATCAAGAGTTTAATATCTTCACTGACCCTAAAGCGATTGAAGCCAGAAAAATAGCCGAATTTGAAAAAGACAAACTCAAAAACCTCACAATGGCGGCGAATGATAAGCGCCAGAAACTTGCTGATGTAATCCTGATTTCACGGAAACGCATGCGCACGATGAACTATGTAGGGGATATGTTTTCTGATCGTCTGCTAGAACTGTATGTCATGCAGAACAGCGATGCATTTAAAGAAGTTTGCCCGCCTGAACTAATGGACCAGATTAGCCGGGACCAAAAAAAACTAAGCGGCTTACTGGCTGCATATAACGAGCTGTCATTTAACCGCCGTGAAAGTATCAAGTTTGAGCTGTCTTTATACGGCGTACAGATGGATGACCTGCGCGATGCTGACAATGAAGGCCGGATAAAGAACCTTGAAGATAACAGCGCGTATGAAGCCCAACGTCAGCGCCTACGTGATGAAGAAAAGGAAATTGCTGAACGTATAGCACGCATTGAATCTGGTGCCCTTGAGCATGAGATTAATGAACGTATTCAAAAACAGATGGATGAAATGAATGAAGAAGAAGAAATTATAGAAGCTGAATTTCAAGAAATGGAATAAGTTTTGTGAGTTTGGCCTAGTTACCTGCAGTGACTAGGCTTTTTTTTATGGAATAACGAAAAAAGCCAGTGGACCGCACCGCTGATAATTGGCTCAAGCATACTGAATGAGCTGATTTTATGGCACTTAACTCCAATGAAAGCGGGTTCCTGATCGGGCAACGGCGTTTAAAAGAAATGTCTGAGGGTATTAGTCAGACAAAAGACAATACCAAACAGATCCTTGATGTATTACTGGCCAGCCTGAATGAGCTAAAGGAAACACTAAAGCAGAACAATGCCAGCACAGAGCGCAATCTATCCAGAAATAAACGGCGTAAGGCCCGTGATGCATCTGGTGAAGATGAACCGGGAGTACCGCGTAGACCAGCACGTAATTCCGAGCAGCCAAGTCCTGAGCCAGCCACTCCACGGCGCCGTGCTATTGATTCCACTGAACCTGTTGAAATAGATCATCGCCAGCCTGCTAGAGAAGCAGATCAGGATAGTGGTACACGTCCGGGCAATTCTTATAGAGATAATCCTAATAGCGTACAGAATCGGGCAGCAGCGGCCCGTGAGCGCGATTCAAGAGGTCGCTTTATCGGGGCAAACGGTGAAGAAAAAAGTACCGTTATAAAATCCTTAAAGGACCTGCTTGGTAATGTGTCGGGTGGCGGGGACTTTAGTGGTATCGATCCAACTCTGGATGCCCTGGGTGAATTAAAAAGTGTGGTATCCCCGATAGGGAATGTATTTTCCCGTATGAGTGCCAAAGCCATAGGCGTGTTTGCTGGTCGTGCACGTAGACGCCGTAATGATGAGGTATTACCGGCAGAGCAGGTAAGAGCTAATACAGAACAGAGAAGGGGAGATACGCGCCGTAACAAGCTGCTAGAGCGCTTAATTGATGCGGTACGGCGTAATGGTGGCGGCCGGCTAGGTAATCTGGTCGGTGGCCGTGGCATGTTGGGTATGCTGCTGGGTGGTGGCAAGGCACTCCTTAAACGATTGCCGTTTATAGGTGCCCTGCTAGGTGGTGGCATGCTTGCTAAGGATTGGGGCAAGTTAGATAGCGGTGAGAAAGGAAAAGGCTTAGGCAAGCTGGTAGGCACTATTGCTGGGGGTATGCTGGGTTCATTGCTCGGTCCGGCCGGTACTTTTGCTGGGGGTATGCTGGGGAATTATCTCGGCGGCATTTTTGGTGAAAAAGTCGGGGAGTGGACTGATAGCCTGCAAAATATAGATTTTGCTAAAATTTTTAAAGATGCATTAAAAAGTATAGGGGATTTAAAGGAAAAAGCTGCAAATAGTCCTTTCATGATTCCGTTCCGTGCGGCTGGTCAGATGTATGACGGCGCTAAAGGTTATTTGTCTGAAAAGTTTGGTGGTAATGCAGGCAGCCAGGATATGACCGCCGTATCAGGTAAACAAAAAGAACGACAACTGGCCATGTATAAGGCTTTGCGAAATGCTGGTTTTAGTCATGAGCAGTCATTGGCTATTGGCGGCGAGATCGGCCGTGAAAATGACTATAGCGATAAGATGTTTAGTACCCATACTGACCCGGCTAAAGATAGAAATGGAAAAAGCATTAAGAACGGCGGTGTATTGAGCTGGAATAGAGAGCGTTATGCCAAGTTCTCAAAATTCATGCGGGACCGTGGATTAATGGATGCCAATGGCAAGATGCCTGAAACCCAAGCAACGCTAAACGCTCAAGCCGAATTTATTAAGCAGGAAATGGGTTCTAAGGAATATAGCAAGGTCATGAAAGACTTTCTGAATAATCCGAACCAAGACCCTAAGAAGGCTGCTGAAGACCTGGCAAAGTATATCGGCTGGGCCCGTGGACAGACCACAATTCAGGGTGAGCATGGACGTGTACCATTTAATTCCGCCGTACATGAGCGCAAGATCAATGGTTATATCGACTTGGGTGCAGAGATCGTTAAAAAGGACCAAGCCAAAACCGCAAGTATTGTTGCGCCTACTGGTCAAGCGGTCCCAGCTAAGCAGCTGCCTGCTGCTAAACAGCCAGCCCAATCACCACAAATTTTTAAACCTGGCGCCAATCGGCCCGCACCTGTCAAGGTTCCCGCAGTAACACCCGAGCTTACTAAAATCGGCAACCAGTTTAAGTCAGTGTCTACGGTTCCTGCTGCAAGTGACGTAAATATCAGTCAAAACGTATCAGACCGCGGAATGGCACATATTTTAAGCGGTGGTTTAGGTTTTGGGGAGTAAAAGTATAAAACTTAGCATACAATATACACAAACGCATATTTAACCATTATAAATATGCTAAAAGGTATATTAGTATGAGTGATGAAATTGTTTTTAGTGGCTATGCGCGGTGTAAGCACTGCCTTAACTACAAGATGACTTACCTAGTCAAAGGCGGTTGCGAGCAATGTAACCGCCGTGAACTGGAATATGGTGTAGTGCATAAAGGAGATTTTATTCATTACAGTGAATTGCTTCACAGGATAGAGAATGGCGAAGCGTTTATTGACGGCTCTAATTACAGCCTTCCCATAACTAAAAGAAGTTTTGATTAAGGTCCATGACGGACCTTGAGTAAGTAAAAAAACAAGCAGAGATCATTCATGAAAAAAGCAGCAGTTGAAGTTAGTTTGAAAGATACCCCTGAAAATACAGCTTTATCAGTATTTGAGGGCATTATCGCACCACTCATAAAGTCAAAAGTTGCAGCAAGCGGACAAGAGCAAGGTACTGAATTATTCCATGATTTGTTTTATGTCCTTGCCCGTTTCTATTTAGACACGAATGGTGCTGAAAGTGCACAGGATCTACACCAGGTCATTGCAAATGCTACTGACGATTTACCAGCCGATGATGGTGCTCAGCCAAGCGAAGAACCGCAGATGACAGATGAAGTTCAATCTGATGAAGATTTTCATGAGCCCGAGCAAAACAAAGCAAATTAATGATTCATCCCAAAGATCAATTTACGCAAGATTGGGTAGAGGAAATAACCGGTGAAAGATACCAATACATTGACCTGCAGCGTGGAACGCATGCTGATCGAGCTTCACAGTCCAGTGAAGATAGCGGCTTTGCTCAAGCAAATGCCGCCAAACGCAAACTATATCGCCGTAAATCGGTACAAATGCGGCTCAATTTTTTATCAAGTCATTGCTAACAGCATCTTGGTTGATCATCTGAATGGCGCCGGCTGGGGTGTGACTAATCAGAAAACAATTGATGAGCTCGATAGTGTGCTTCAGAAGATTGGTTTTTTCCTGGTCCATATTCCTTTACTCGAAAAAGAACTTTCACTGGTCAATATAGAAAGTAATTTGAAAATCGATAAGTTTTATCTTCTTGAGCAGCAAGTTGCTACCCGTATCGAAACTGTGAGCTTACGCCGTGATGATGAACGTGAGTGTCAAGAATACTGGCGCGGACAGGTTGATGCATTTGAAATCACAAAACACATGATTAAAAGCGCAATGGCCAGTTAAGGCCGTACAGGGGTTATAAGATGGGATATTCAGTATATGATCAGAAAATTAACGGCGTAGAGCGTGATGCCGGTTATGGTGTACCAGCATATTGTGATCATCCGGGATGCTTTGAGGTCATCGACCGTGGTATGGGTTATGCTTGTTGCGGTGATCCATTGCATACGGCGAGTTGTGGGGGCTTCTACTGTAAAGAACATAGATACCAATTAGTCTATCAAGATGATCTTCAAGAAATGAGTGATGAAGATCTTAAACGCTTAGGTATCGATTCACGTGAAGAACGAGCACATGATGAAGATGACGGCATTATCCGCTGTATTCACCAGCCAATTGAACTTAAAACAACTAAAGAGTGGGCTGACCATATCGAACAGGATGAATCATGGCAGACATGGCGCAACAAGTTCCCTGAAGATTTTAAAAAGCTGCAAGCTGATGCTGCTTTCTGGCATGCAAAGGCACAAGAACAGCATGATAATGACGCCGTAGACCTTTTTGCCACAAAAATGAAGGAGAAGTTAGCCCAAGCACGGGCTAAGGGTCGCAGCGGATGGCAAACATGCGAGAAGGACCTTTTCTCAACCATGTTTGTAGAGCATCTATTTAAAAATAATGAAAACAACTTGTTTGACCTGGCTAATCTTTTGATGTTCTACGAACACCTGAACGGCGATACACAAGGGCTACTTGAAGAAATCTGTAAGTGTATTCAAGCCATAGCAGCAGAAAAGCCAGCAAAGGCACTTATCTTTAATGTTGACCACGGAAATATGTCAATTGGGTTCCGTACTTCTTTTAATGAGCATATAGAGAAAATAGCCCAAATCCTTAAAGAAAAAATTGGTGTAGATGCCGTTCTGGTGAATAACAATGCCGGCATATTTCAAATAAATGAAACGGCAGTTTTGTCCAAACATAATAATGTTTTTCAAAAGAAGGGAGAGCCTTGTAAACACTATTCCACAGAAATGTTTCTTAACGGCCAAGCCAGATGTTTTAACTGTGACTGCATAGTGAATGAGAAGCGCGAGATCATCCGGGGTGAGCATGGATAGTATTTATGATGCATGTATTTTGGCTATTGTCTTGGTGCTTATTATAGCGTTTGGCATGGGCTTTCTTGCTTGCTGGATTATGTTTGCTTACGGGCTTATGTGAGGGTGAGCATGAATAAAGATGCATTCATAGCTAAAGTTCTAGCAGTTACTCCAGACCACTTAATTCTTAATGTTATGAAAGGGTATGCAGAGCAAATTGTAGATGATAGCAATTATTGGAATTTGCTAGGCACAGCTTGGAAAGTAAGTGGTTCGTTTGAACATCAAGACCAGTGGATTGAACTGTTTCAAAGTAAACGGCGTAACCGTCAAAAAATCATGAAAACCAGCGAACGTAGAGAGTTCTCAAGACTTCCTAATATTGTAACGGCCTATCGTGCCTACACACATGCAGATGAGTTAAAGCATTCAATCTGCTGGTCACTGGATCTGGCATTCGTAAAGCAATATGCCGAAAAAACAGGGCGTAAAGTTGCGGTAATGCAATTCAATAAGGCGAATATTTTTGCATATTTTAATCGCCGTAAAGAGTCTGAAATTCTGGTATGGCGTGGTATCGATGACTCATTTCCAGGTACACGTCAGAAAGCAGAAGAACATATAAACAATGGTGCCAGATTGACTAAGCATCAAATAACCTTGTGAAAAATAGGAAAAGTAGTAATGGCATATTTTCAAATAGTAGACGCGGATCTTATGCAGCAAGTAGAAGCCCAGCTCGCAGAACGTGATGCACTTCAGGAGCGAATTGAGAAATTCGCCAAGTTGATTGGTGTAAAAAGTTACAACATGGAAAATTCGCTATTTTCAGGTTTGTACCTTGTCGCTGTTGGTGTAAAGCGTTGTGATGAAAAGGACATAGATTTAACAAAGTGGCGCAAATTGAAAACCAAAAATCCAGATTACTTCAAACTGGTACCGCGTAAATCGAATAAAGAGTTTGCCAAACTTTATGAAGACAATTTTCCTGAAGAACAATTTTCATATTGGCCAATGCTCAAAATGATCTTAAAGAATAATGATTACTGTCCATTTACCAAAGGTGGCATAGGGTTATTTCATGCACCTGGTAAATACGTGATTCTCGATACAACGGCGCCGTATGGGTTTGCACCTGGTATAAAAGAAATTACTGAGAGTGAGTATTTTTCTATTCGTGCTGAAGTGAGTAAGGAACCGGAAAATGGCTGAATATATGGCCTTATGGTTCATAGTTGTAGGTACTCTGGCCGCTTTCAGTATCCAAACAGATAAGTCAGGTTATTTCAACTCTTTACTGGTGACATTAACCGCCATATGTTTTGGCTTTGCTACTTATATTGGGAGCATCCAGGGATGAGTATGTCTGAGTGGACAGTAATTAAAGTAGTCTGTGTGAAGTGTGGCCACTATTTAACGGGATGCTATTGTGATCATTTTGGTAAGGATTGTATGCACTTAAATGTTGGTGAGTATGGGAGTAATGGACTGGCTGAGTGCTTTAATTGCAAGAAATGGATAAATAAAGATAGAGAGGCTGTGAAAGATTTCGATGATTGAACTCCTTATTCAATTAGCTTTGATTCTGTTTCTAGTAATTGCTTATATTCTAGTTGGGCTATATTTCAATTACCTTAGAAAAGATAAAGTTTTAAGCGCATTTACATGGATTATCTTCATGGGGGTAATTGGAGGTTATACCCAAACTTTTTCAATTACGGCGCTCACTGATTGGAATGATTTGTGGTGCATCTTTGCATTTAGTTATTTATTTATTTATGAAGCACCTGATTGGGTAAAGTCGTGATGCCAAGTAAAGTAAGAACCTTAAATCAAGAAGATTGGAAACGTACACAGCTAAGAATGCCACAAGAGCAATATCAGACAGTGGCTGGTTACGCTGAGAAAAACAATCTTTCCCTTAATTCAGCAATCTTAGAGCTGCTGGAAAAAGCTGTAGATTTAGACAGTGATGTGAGTGTAAGCGACTCATCTATTACAAAAATAGCCGATAAGGTTATCGAGCGTATAAGGGGCCATAACTAAAATCTGTAAAGAAAGATTGAAATAGGGCCAGTAGAAATACTGGCCCTTTAATTTTAGGAATAGAAAAAAAACTGATTTTTCAGCTTCACCAAAATAAGCCTTTTAGAAGTCAAAGACGCAAAACTAAAAGGGCTATTTTATGACTGGTATATTGATTGTGATTGGATTCTTCTTTGCTTTATTTATTGGGAGCCGGTTAGGTAAACGTAGCGTTGCGCACGATTGCCAAGATTACGGCGGTTTTACTTATGGCGATTATTTTTATGAGTGTATAGTCCGTCCGATTGACGAGCCAGAATACGGCCTACCAGACGCTATAGCTGAACACTCAAAAGCAGATATAAACCCATTTGCAGAAAACACACTGGATAAAGTGAAATTCTTAAAACAGAGTACTAAAGATAGTCTGGCCAAAGGTGAATCATCCGGTTTGGCCATATTTCCTGATGGTATGTTTACTGATCAAAAAGAAGAACATGATTGTTTACACTGTCAGAGTGATGCTAATGAGCTATCACGCCGTATGATTCTATGTAAGGACTGTGGCAATAAACGCTGTCCAAAGGCTCAGAATCATCGTTTTAATTGCACTGGTAGCAATGTTACGGGCCAGATCGGTAATGTGGATTCTACGGCGGACCAGAAGCGCTTAGACGGCTCTAGTATTGTTCATCAAACTGTACTTCACGATATTGGTGCAAGTTCATACCAGGCGAATACATTTAAATCCGATTCAACTTATAAAGATGAACCACGTTGTTCAGGTCCATCTGTTGATTCAGGTTCAAACAGTTCTAGTGATTCATATAGTTCGTGTGACTCAAGCAGTTCCAGCAGTTATAGCGATTAATCTTACTATTTAATGAATGGACCCTTATGGCTAATACATCAATCATGCGGCCTACTGATGCAAGTCACTTCTTTACAGCATTAAGTGGCCAGACTCGCTACTTCAAAATAGAAGACGGTAAGCTGATGTGCTGGTATGAAGAACTTCAAGAATGGAAATATCCAATAGCAGCAAACTACCTGATGAAAAACATACAGTTAATCAAGTAGTCAGTTAAAATCCAGATCAATATGACCCGCCGTGTGCGGGTTTTATTTCATGTTTAAATGAACAAATAAACAAATGAACAATAAAATCTATTTGATATAAATATTCTTTATCGTATTATTCTATGTAATATTATGCGCATTAGTATAAAATAAGACATATTTTATAATTTAATGCATTATTTTTGCCGTTCTAACGGCGCAATGGAAACAAGACAATGAAACAGCAATTTATTGCAGCAATGCAAAGCTTGGCAGATGGAGAAACTATTTTTCCTGCTAATAGTGAATTTTGGGAAAAGATTTTTAATGAAATCGATAGCGGCAAATTAAACAATATTCAACGAGAATGGGATTTGGTGTACCGCACTATTGCTTTTCTTAATCGCACTCACTATGTAGCTGCTAAAGATTCAGCACTTGAACCCTATTCAGGCCGAAAACCGGTTGAAAATCTTGAAGTAGCCATAAGCCGTATGCTTTTAACGGCTATTGAGTACCGGCTACAACAAAAGAGCGTGGCAGTTATTTGTGATTCTCATGAAGAAAAACGCCGTTTTCAGCAGAAGTATGAAAACCTTCTTTTAAAAATAGGTTCACAAGAATTAGAAGAATATAGGGATGTGAATATTTTAGATGCAAAAGGTGGCATTGACTTTCTGGTCTATCAAGATTCTTTGAAATTTGACTGGCAGCAGATGCGTATACAGGGTTCTTACTGCACCTGTCTGGTATCGCCGTTTTTGATTCGTAACCGTTTTTCAAGCCAATTCCACGCTTATAACCGTTTTATGCATTGGCAGGCTCTCAGTCCTTTCGTAATGAAAGCAATGTGGTGGGAACACAATCCAAGTATATCTTTAGCTCGTCTTAATAAGACTGATCTGCCTAAAAACGGCGGTGAGGTATGAAATATCAGATTGACGATAAGGTTGTTTTTAAAAGTAAAAGAAGGACTCCAAAAATCTGGACTGTAAAAGGAGATACAAACTGGCGGCCTAATCATATCTTGTTGAGCAATTCAGAAGACGGGTTGCTTCATCCCCACCATGAGGACGAAGTACGTCTAATCACAGATGAGGAGCAGAAAGCAGGTAGGCGGTTAGGAGGTAAGGTGTGAATCTAATTGAAAAATGCGGTGGACAAGGCCCAGCCGAAATAATTGCCGCTTTAGTGCTCTCAACTGTTGCATGCCCTGAAGGATATTTCCCTCAATTACAAAAATACTTTTCTGTAGTTGATGGCCATGTGTACCTCTACCACGAGAAAGAACGTCAATTTCTACCATATATGGATTTAGATAAGGTTTATCTCGACTACGTGTGGCTGAAAGATCTTAAAGCAGAACTCGAAGCATGTATGCAGGACGGTGCGGCATGAATAAGATTTTATTTGGTGATTGCCGTGAAGTTATGGCCCGGCTGATTGATCAAGATATAAAGATTCAGACCTGTATTACTTCGCCGCCGTATTATGGCTTGCGTGATTATGGTGTAGATGGGCAGCTTGGACTCGAAGCCAGTGTAGATGAATACGTTCAGAATATGGTTGAAGTATTCCGGCTGGTACGTGAGCTGCTGCATGATGATGGCACACTTTGGTTAAATCTTGGTGACAGTTATGCAGGTTCCGGACGTGGTATGTCGAAAAAGGGGCTTAATGATGGAAAAAACCTTAAAACTAAGGGCTTGATATTACCTAGACAGAATATAGCGGAATCAAATTTAAAGCCGAAGGACTTAATTGGTATTCCGTGGCGAGTCGCTTTTGCTTTACAGGCAGATGGCTGGTTTTTGCGACAAGATATAATTTGGCATAAACCTAACCCAATGCCAGAAAGCGTAACTGATCGCTGTGTTAAAGCACATGAATATATATTTCTTTTTAGCAAAGCTCGTAAATATTTCTTTGATCATGAGTCTATTAAAGAACCCCTAGCCGAAAGTTCACTAAAACGTATATCTCAAGATATTGAAAAACAGGCGGGGAGTAGTCGCGTTCCAGGTAAAACTAATGGACCAATGAAAGCAGTATTTAGAAGTAGTGGTAACAAGGCTCGCCGTTCCGGGACTGATCGTGGCTGTCCAGAGAATACAGGAAGTAATGTATGTGGCTCAATTCCCTGGGAGGGCATAACCAGAAATAAACGTAGTGTATGGACTGTCTCCAAAAAACCTTATAGCGGTGCGCATTTTGCAACATTTCCAATAGATTTAATTGAACCATGTGTTCTTGCAGGATCTCGAGAGAATGATCTTGTACTTGATCCGTTTATGGGGTCTGGAACCACGGCGGCAGCGGCATTAAAACATGGGCGTAAATATGTCGGCTGTGAGTTAAATGAGCTGTACGGTCAGCTACAACAGGAACGTTTAAAAAAGTTGAATGAGGAAATTAAGTCTATTTCAAAACAACAAGACTTATTAGGTGGCATCACTTTATGAGAAACCAGAATTTAAGGAAAGAAGTTAGGCACGGGATATTGAGTGGTTATCAACATTATGGCTGCCGTTGTGATCTTTGTAAAAAAGCAAAAAAAGAATATGAAAAGCAACGTGTCTTGAAGAAAGTGCCAGAACTGGTTGGACCTAAACCTATAAAACACGGGACAGGTACGGCGTACTCATATCACGGTTGTCGTTGTGAGGTTTGTTGCGCATATCACAGGGGCTATCAACGGTATTTGTATTTACAGAGGAAATCTCATGAAAACCTGCCAGATGAAAAGTTGCTGGAACCCTTAAATGAAATCAATAACCCATGTGGAACTGCTGAAAGTTATTCATTCGGATGCTCATGCAATCAGTGTTTAACAGAAGGTCGTCAATTATGGTTAAAACAGGCGGTAATGTAATGGATTTTCAGAAAGAAACAGAAGCGTTTTTAAGCAAACAACCGAAGGAAATAGCTCGAATATTTTCATTAATTGAGTTTTGCGAAAGTTTGAATATTTTTCGTTTTAAAGAAGCCAACACTAAATTGGACTTAGGCGTGGATTTACATATTCTTAATTACGGTTGGAGTATGTGGCAAGCCAGAGCCCAACCAGAACCGACTCTTTTAGAAAATGACTGCATGATTGATCAGGTATGGTTTATGAAGGGTACGCCAGTAATAAATTTAATTAAACATGCTGAAGGCGTTTATCAGGCTGAAGTAGCTACTCAAAACTCAAAAATTGAGTTTGGTACTGATGATAATAAAATTTGGTGGGCGCATGACGTTCCTTTCTACGGTCGGGTACAGCTAGAGCGTTTTGAAGAACACGGCATGACCGAGTGGGATATTCACTTCAACGAATGTTGGCAGGGACCATTTGACTCTAAGGCCAAAGCCATAGAGCACTTAGAGACGTGCATTGCAGAACAGCGCCAGGAACAGGGGGCTTAATAATGAAAGCGACTGAGTTTGTTAAGGAATTTGGGTGGGAACGTGCGAAAAGAGAAGTTGCATTGATTGGAACGATTGCAGTTATTACAGGTGATCGAAACTGGTTGTCTGACTTAAAACGCCTTGTCGAGAGTCATGAGCTTGTCATTGTTTGGCGAATGCCTGAAGCCTGGAGCGGGGATTACGATGGGGATGTGAATGGCTTAGAGGGCGCAAATATGTACTTGGAAATGTACGGTAATTATGAGTTGGTGGGGGAAGAATTGGAGCGATTTAAACAAGCCATCGCAGACGTGGAGGCATGCCAATGATTAAACAATTAGAACCAGCAGAAATTATCCGTGATCAATACGGTTTTTGGATTCATCCAGTATTCAGTGAATATTTGAATCGTGTAATTGGTGATACTGAGTGTATGACAGGCGAACAGCATGAAGAATTAAAACGTTATTTTAATGTTGAATTTTCAAAGGTTGAAATGGAGTTTGATGCTCCAGAAGAAATCGCTAGTCGTTATTGGGATCATGAAGAACTTGAAGCAGTCGCTTGCTGGAATCCAAATAAACCTAAAGGAGATTGTGATTGGTTTTTAGTGTCAATCAACGACACAGAGGATGGCCCCGTAGCTTGGTGGGCTAAACCTAAAAACACTATAGATAGCTTTATTAATGACGGCGGTTTTGACCAAGCATTTAAAGATGTATTTGATTTGCCTGACTCAGTTAAGCAAAGTTTGAAGGAAGTATCATGAATCTGATTGAGCAATTGGGTGGATATGATTTTGTTAAGGTAGCCATGTTCTGCACAGTAAGGATGAAAACATCCTATAACTTATTAAAGTAAGTTGCTAACCATCCCAACCTTCATAAGCTTTGAGGGTTGGCACAGATATATGAGATTGAGCTTTGTAGTTCATTAGCGTATGTCTTATAAGATATACAGCAGTATATTATAAAAAAATAAAATTTCTTAATTAATAAGTATGCTTTTCTAATGTACTAATTCGTTTAATTAATGACTCTTTAGAAACTTCTAGCTTAGCTACTATCTCTTCAAGATTGGATATCCTGTTTATTAAACTATTGGACTGATCATTATCTTGAAAAGTTGTTTCAAGCCGCAGAATAAGCTCAGTAGTTAATGTTCTCCCATTTTCCTTAGCGGCTTGATCCAGCTTATCTTTTAATTCGGCAGGGATTCTAAAATTAACTTGGGGGTCGGTGCGTGCCATATATAAGTTCTAAAAAAATATAAATAGAATATAATGTGCTATAAAGAAATAGTCAAAAATAAATGTGCACCAAGAATAAACAATTCAAAAAATCAGGAATAGCTTTTAAACGCCGTTTTTATCTTGGCCAGAATATAGTCATCCCATACAGGTGATGACTATGTTTAACGTAATCAAGAATCTTAAAGACTCAATAACCCTTATTTTGGTGCTGGTCCTGATTGGGCTTGTAGTGATTTCAATGACTACATGCTCACATTACAGGGACGCCGTAGCTGATCTTGAAGCTATAGCAAAACAGCAGATTGAACAAAATAAAGTATTGAAACTTCAATACCAGGCAGAAGCTTTACTTAAAGAGCTGGCTTGGAAAGAAAAGGAACGGCAAGCTTATGAAAAATTCACTCAAGAACTTCAGACTATCAGCGCTTACTACACTGGTAATAAGCAGCTTCTTGATCGGTTGCAGTACAACACCACAGAAACCATCAAATATCTGTCCACAATGGAACCACAAGCCCGTGAGGACTACGTTAAGGCCCAATCAGACGGCGCTATCGAAGGTACAGCCTTACTTGTTGAAGCAGATCGAATTGCAAGAGAGTACGATGCAGAAATCGAAAGAATAATTAAGAGCTGTTCAAGTGGTGAAGACCCGCCACAAGATCAGGAATAGAAAAAAAAGCGATTTTCTGTATCAACCACAATAGCCCTAGATAGAAATTATTTAGGGCTATTTTCATGGCTGGACGTAAAACAAAACCGATTACTTTTAATCTCGCTGATCGTGGTCGCCAGTACACCGGTCAGGACCGTAGTAACGTAAGCCTGAAAGCATGGATTGATGTGTTCAATTCCAATGAAACACAGGAAATGATTGAAACAGGCAGTATGCTCGGCTATTACGGTCATCAAGTCCGTATGCTGTTCGGCCTGACACCGCCAGAAACCGTACTGGTAGATGGCAAGTTGATTACCATTAGTCCCGCCGTGCGCACGATTGAATTACATGCTGATCAGGACGGCAATGTTACCCATCGTGAAGAATTTTTAGATACGCCAGAGGGTGAATATGCACTACAAAAATATAAGGCTCGGGTAGGTGGTTTTAGCTTTGCGCATGATTATGTAGGCAGGGGTGGAGTAGTTATCCCGACATCATGCGGGGGCGCTGACTATGTTTTACAGCCCAACTATGCCGGCAATATCGGTGACGGCGTATTACTGGATGGAGTGCTTAAAGAAGGCTCTATACGCAATCTGATGGAGCTGGACCTGCTTCAGATGTATGACAGTATCCATGAAACTAATTTTGCATTGCATTTAGCAGATAGCAATATGATGCGTGCAATCGAAAGTGAGAACAAACTTCTTGAATTTCAGGAAAATGAAAAGCGCCGCAAACAGTTAGTAGGGCAAAAAGAACAGAACCTACTTGATTCAGCTTTATGTCAAACAGTAAGTCTTGATGAATACATGCAGCATGGTAAAGCCTTCATTGCAGACGGCGTAAATGTCGTAACGAGTATTGAACCGAAGGAGAGTGAACCACACGACAGTAAGTTCAAGATCCGGACTGGCATTTTCGGTATGTTCGGATAAGGGGCGCAATATGACTAGAGTATTGACGCCGCGTGAATCCGCTGCTCAGGCAATCGGAAAGCTTATTTTAGACTTTCGCTACTGGTTAGTACCTGAAACTAGCCTTCTAGCACGTTGGAAAACCCAGCAATTTGCTTATTTAGTCGCTGAAGGCCGCATGATTGACGATGCTAAGGCGCTAATAGACAGCATGCGTAAAGCTGAAATGACGGTCCCAGCCCTTATTTTTGCAATCAAGCATGTAGCTGCCCCGCCCGATCTGTCACAAGTGGTAGGTGTACCGTTTGAGCGAAAAGTAATACTCCCGTCTGACCCGTTAAAGCGTCAGGTATTACTACGCACAGAGCCAAGAACCTATCACATACAGTTCATGTTCTTGTGTAATGACCCGGATAGTGCAAATGCTTTTTCAAGCCAGTTTGCGTCTTATATTCGCTTAATAGAAAAACGCCGTATTCATGTCGAATACTTTTTGTCGCCTGATGTAAAACAGGCATGGCACCTCACCATTTTTGATAATTCGATTTATCCAGACGAAATTGCTATTGAGGAAACCAATTTAACCGGTGCACTGATTGATTTTGATATGTCCGGACTGGTACCGCGTGCAATTAAAGGATTACCGCCGTTATATCCTGAAGATTTCGGACCGGGCAGTAATGTCGGGGGTGACGCAAATAATCCGAATAATCCAGGGAACGGCGGCAATAACCCGGGAGAAGGTAATGGTGAACCGCCAAAGCCGGGTACCGGTGCCGGATGGGGCAAAGTACTTGAAGCCAATATTCATACTGAGCCAGCACATCGTTTTATTCGTGTGAAACAAGATCCAGTAACCGGCCTGGTTACTGAAGAACTTCTTACAGAACTATAGGCGGGAATTATGAAGAATATATTCATTGATTGCCGTGTGGGTATGTATGCAGAGAATGCAGTGCGTGTACTGGCCACTGTAGATGTTCAGAATGACACAGTAACCATTTCTCAGATTATGCCGTATTACCCGCCGGCAGACCCATTTAAGGATAAAACACCTCAACAAGTCGAAATAATCAAGATGATTAATAAGAACTCTGTAGTGGTGGTAGACAATCCTGACGCATTCAACAATTGGGACCTAAGATTTATAGAAGAACAGCATTTGGGAGAAGCTGTTCAAGCCTATTACCTGCTGGAAAATACCAAGTCCTTAGTCCTGGATAAAGCCCTGACAAATTTTAATCCTAGAAACATTTTAGAAACTCGAAAAATGGACATGAAGGGTAATGTTTATGAGCTTAACAGTGATGAAATCAATAACACCTATATGGTGGTGCTGATTGTATGCTGGGCTGCCGTTAAAGCACGTAATACGCACTCTATTACGGTGAATGAGTCACCTACTCAGGAAGATACAGACGAGTTTTTTGTACCTTTTTCAGTGTAGTGGGGGCTTAAATGGCTTTAAAGAGTTTAGAAAGCCTGCCCGAATGGAAAAGGGCTAGTCATCGGTATCGCTATGATATTAGCCGTTTTGCGATTGAAGGCTGCGGCATGGACTATACCGTTCAGCAAGAGCAGCTGTTTAATTCAGTAGCGCAAGACGGGAGCCGGACCAGTGTTTCATCTGGTCACGGCTGCTTTGCCAAAGGCACCCCCGTTATGTTGGATACAGGGGAAATCATACCTGTTGAAGATGTAACGATTAATCATTTCTTAAAAGGTGATGATGGCCAGAGCCGCCGTGAGGTGCTGTACCTGGAGCGCGGCCGTGAAGAAATGTTCAAGTTTACTTATGCCGATGGAACCGGGCATACGTTTAACAAATCACATATTCTGGTTTTACGCCATCTGGATACTCTTGAGGACCGTGAAATAACGGTAGGCTCATGGCTGAATTTAAAGCCCGTAGAGCGCTATAGATATGCTGTTTTGCGCCGTTGTTTGGGTGGTGTGTACCTTATTCCGATTCAGAGCGCTGAATCACTTGGGATAGGGGACTATTACGGCTTTCTGGTTGATGGAAATTACAAGTTCTTAGCTGGTGACGGCACTATATTCCACAATACCGGTAAAACTCGTTCAGCGGGCATTGTGGCGCTATGGCACCTATGTTTTTTCCCGCATTCAGTCATGATGTTTTCAGCGCCACAGATCGAGCAGCTGAGAAAACTTGTATGGAAAGAAATTGAAATCTGTCTGAGCTTGATGCGTAACGGTCGGCTGGCTTGGCTGGCTGATTATGTGCAAGTACTGGCAGAAAGCGTCTATATCAAGGGTCATCAAAAGACCTGGCATGTTTATGCTAAAACCGCACCCAAAGGGAACCCACAAGCACTGGCAGGGAACCACGGCGATTATTTAACAATATGGGTTGATGAAGCTGCCGCCGTAGACAATGGGGTATTTGATGTATTAACCGGTGCATTAACCCATCCAGATAACCGGATGGTTTTGACGTCACAGCCTGCAAAACCGGCAGGATTCTTTTTTGACACCCATCACAAGCTATCTAAGGCAAACGGCGGTGTATGGAATGCCCTAACGTTTAGCTCAGAAAAGACCAGGCTGGTTGCATGGTCCAAGATCATAGAAGCCAGATTGCAATATGGCTCACGTGATGACCCGCAATACATGATTCGTATTCTTGGAGAGTTTCCGGATCTTGCAGGCGAGTTTCTGGTTACACAGCGCATGGCTGAGAAGGCTTTTCAGGGTACGGCCATTCCTAAAAAGTATAAAGGTTATGGTTATTTTATTCTGGTGGACGTCGGTGGGGGCGTAGGTCGTGATGATTCAACCATTACCATTGCTAAAGTATGGGGTTCGGCACAATGGGGTACACAGGCCCGCCGTGCTGATGTAATCCGTATTCCGCTATGTAAAAATAATGATGATATTCATGAACTCACAGCAAAAATCAATGAATGCTTGATTGAATACCCGAATGCTACGTTATTGGTTGATGCGAACGGCGCCGGATCTGGCTTGGCACAGAACCTCACCAGCTTGGGCATTTATTATAAAAAGATTCATTGGGGTGGCCAGTGCTTTAGTAATAAAAGCCGGAAGGAATATGTCAATAAACGTGCACAAGCATATGTATGTTTGAGCCGTGCTATTCAGCAGGACCGGTTCAAGGTGCGTACAGCCTTCTTGAAGTCAAAGGTAACAGAGCAGCTTACACGTATACCGTACACATTTGATGAGCAAGCCCGGTTCAAAATTCTGTCTAAAGAAGAAATGCGCCGCAAAGGAATTACCTCACCAGACGTTGTAGATACTTTTGCGTTTATTTTCTTGGAGGGCATGAACTATACGCCGTATGAAGAAGTCGGGACCGTTAATCCGGATACTTATGACACAGAAGGCCAAAAGTCACAGACAGAACCAGCAACGGCGGTTGATAGTGTCAATCAAATGGCCGCATTAATGAGTTAGGAATAGATAAAAAAGCAGATCAGGTAAAACCGCTATAACTCACTTATCAAATTATTGAGTTATAGCCATGCTGAAATCATTAAAAAATTTCGCTTTTTCATCGCTTAGAGTCCAAGGCAACGTTATTTTAAATAAGCTAAGTAAAAAACTGGCAGGGGAGTGCTTAGTTAGTCCAAAACACGCTCAAAGCATCTTTAATGGTTCAGCTATCCAGCCAGAAAATAAAAATAGCGGTTATTTGATTCTTGTTCATGTAGGGAGTGACAGCCTTCACCAACACTCAGTCATTACAGTTGCTCAGGTGTGGGGTGAAACTTCATGGCCAAATCAAACTCGCCGTGCTGATGTAATCCGCATTTCATCATCTAAAAATAATGATATTCATGAGCTCATAGCAACGATTAATGAATGCCTGGCTGATTACCCGAATGCTACGGTATTAATCAATGCTTATGGCGCCGGATCTGGCTTGGCGCAGAATCTCACCAGCTTGGGAATTTACTATAAAGAAATTCATTGGGGCGGGCCTTGTTTTGTACGCCTGAATAAAAATGAATATGTAAATCGTCGTAGCCAAGCTTATCTAGGCTTGGATGGTGCAATAAGACAGGGCAGATTCAAAATTAAAGCCAATATCGATCAGCAAAGTGTCATTAAAGAGTTATGCCAGATTCACTATAAATTCGATAAAGAAAATCGCTGGAATGTACTGTCAATTGCAGATCATAAAGAAAAAGGAATCTGTATAACCGGGCTTATTGAAACATTCGCATATATCTATTTGGAAGGTATTTCATATTTAACTGTTTAGTCTGGCATATCAAAAAAAGGCAAAACAGCAAACGAGTTACAAAGCACTAAATAGCTTAGAGAATCAGCACATGAGTAAGACGATTCAGTTAAAACTAACAAATATCGGTATTTCACACTGTCTAAATGCAGAAACCAGCGGAATTAAACTTGAGCTGGACCGCATTGTTTTTAGTTCAGATAATTTTGAATCCGTTGATTATGATCCACATACAGAAATTAAAAATATTATTCATGAAGCTCCAATCGCTGTCGGTGGGAAGTCTGAGGACCAGCGCAGCTTACGCTTCGTTTCTTATATAAATTCACCCACAGAACTAGAAATTCGTTCACTCGGGATTTATACAAAAGATAATGTTTTATTCGCCGTTGCAAGCGTAGCCGCAGGAAACTTATTCAAAGTTTATAGTGGCGTTAGCTTTGTCGCAGCTTTTGGAATGAGCATTGCACCCGCATTTGCAAATGTTATTGAAATCAAAACTGATCAAAACGCAGCGCTTGCTTTGGTTATGATGAATGATCATGAAAGGCATGCTAATCCCCATCCTCAGTACGCGCAGCAGCTCAACAATTTAGTAAAGGCGCTCTATCACGTAAATTCATGGCATGGTACTAACAGTGCTGAATATGATCCGGCAATCGCATTATTTCCCCTGTTTGGCTATGAAACAACGTGGACATTATGGCCCTATGTCCCGAAAGGTGTAGGGACCATTCAAGACCCTATAGGCGCTGTATCGGGAATAAGCTCAGGTGCCAATGTTCAAATAGCCTCTACCCGTATTTGGCAGCGTTTAGAAGACGGCGCAACGGGTCCCACTTACTCACTGACGGTTGATAAAAATTCTGTAAATGAAGGGGATAGTCTGGAATTTACTTTGCAGACGACAGGTTTAGCTGCAGGTACTCCCGTAGACTGGACTATAACCGGTGTTCAGGCTAGTGATATTTTACCAGCTGCATTAACAGGTCAGTTTGTAATTGATGCTACGGGTAAAGCCAAGTTAAGCGTCCAGGTGGTTGAAGACAATAAAACTGACGGCAATAAAACGCTCATACTGGCGCTGACTTACATCAAAAATAAGCAGGTGTCTGTATTTATAAATGACACAAGCAAATATCCTGAAGGCCAAGAAGTATATTATCAGGGCACACATTCAATAAACGTAGAACCTAATCAAATCATTGTCATTGATATGTATGCCCCGGGCGGCGGTGGCGGTGGTTCAATTTATTCTGGCAGTTCACAAAATCCTGTAGGAAAAGATGGCGGTAATAACATTCTTGCGCTTGGTGAAGTTCAATTTATTGCCGGTGGTGGTAAAGCTGGTACCGGTGGCGTTTGGGGTAATGGTTCATCATTCACTAATGGTGAAGCTGGCACAGGCGGCATTAATACGATTGCAGATAACCCGCAATTTATTATTCTGGAAAATAAAAAGGGTAATTCTGCTGTAATCGGTTCACGTTGGAGCCGTCAACCAGGTGGTGCCGGTATATTATCTAGCATCGGGACATTAAATGGTGGCGGTGCTGGGGGCTGGGGTATTGGGGATGAAAAATGGTCATACGGCGGTGGCGGTGGCGGTGGTGGCCGCTTAAAAGTCCAGTTTACTAATACAAATGAGGAACCTATAACTTTAAATCTAGTCATAGGTGCATTTGGCGCTGGTTGGAAAGGTGCAGGTAACGCTGGGGATGATGGTGGTATTGGTTTTGCGATAGTCAATACACTGTAAAGAACAGGAATACCGAAAAATCCAGTTTAGGGACTAAATCATAATAGGTTTAGTCCTTTTTTTTGCGCAAAGCCATGTTAAATGAATACCACAATGCAGTACGGCGCTATATAGAGTCTAACCGCAAGAAAGCTGAGTTTGGTGCTCGTTTATTTCATTACCAGATTGGTGAGGATGAAGTAAATGATCCGTCATTAGCAAGTTATCGAGCATATAACACCAATGCACATACCGATATTATTGTGCTGGCCAGCGGCAATTCTTTTTCATTTCAGCCCTTACCTCTCAAGATTATCACCTTGCCGGATTTGAGCATTTTAATTCAGTTGCAGAAGCGATACGGGGTAAACAATGGTTGATCAATTACCTGCAGATCGCTTTAGAGAAGCCTTACTAAAAGGTGGGCTTGAAAATGAGTTTAAAACCCGTCAGCGTGCGGCCAAAGGTCAGCGCCGTATAGCTGAAGAAGAACGTGAAAGCAGTCAGGATAAAAAAGGCAGTAAACCGACTTTTCTACGCCCTTCTGATATAGCTGGCGATTATGATTTTAAACGCGCCTTGCAGACGACTTTAGGCATGCCAGAGGGTGTGACCCGCCCATTGACTAAAGAGGACCTGGCGGCATTTGCTGACAATATCGAGCAAATGAAAAAAGCCTATAAAGGGGGCATTACCGTATCGCAAGTTATTTCACTCAGCCGGCAAGAGGATATTGACCGGGCCAATGAGCAGATTAAGTATGCGGTGCCATCTGCCCGAAAAAATGGTGTATTTCGCTTTACTACAAATTCAGGACCAGGGAGTGATGTACCTTTTCATTATGTCCAAGTTGAATTTTTGGCTTTCAATGAACTGGTATTTCATCCAGACCGTGTGAAAGCTACAACTATTCAAAATCGTTTGGCCAATGGCCGGGTTAAGTTTGAGTGTGATTGTGGTCGCTTTAATTTCTGGTTCAGATATTTAAATACAGTCGCAGGTACCGTGCTCGGTCGTAAAGAAGGCGGCTTTCCAAAGATCAGGAACCCAAGTACAACAGGTATTGCATGTAAGCACATTATCCGGGTTATGCACTGGCTTAAATCTGCTTCAGGGCGTCAGTTCTTGAGCCAGGCACTTGATAAAGAGCGTACTAAGCAAGTCGGCTCTAAATATAAAACTGGCAAAAAGCTGATGATTCAGCACTTGACTGAACAAGTGGCCAAAGAACATAGCAAACGTAATCACATTAAATCCAACTTGCAAAAAGAAGTAGCCCGGTTAGAAGCCAGGGCAAAACGAGAAGCACAAAACTTGATTCGCAAGCAACGTGAAACTGAAACAAAGCATCAAGCCGCCCTAAAACTTAAAAACCTGTTTGAGCAAGGCATTCTCAATGAAGCTGAATATCAGTTGCTTACTAAACGTCTATAGGTGATCTATGTTAAGTCCCATTAATCCAATTGCTAATCGCGTGGCAGAAGGACGGCGCTTTGCATCCCGTTCTATTGTCCTTACTAATCTTTCATCAATATCGTGCTTTGCCTTTCGCCGTAAAGTTATACCTGCAGTAGAAGGGGAAACACGGGCTGAATCTATTTATCCGGGTGGTTTTGTACTCAGCAGTAGTGAAGAACATGCAACAGAGTATGAGGATCTAGGCTATGCCATGTTATTACTCAATAAATTCTCGGGTGGATCGATGCATAACGATGGGGATGATATTAATTTTGGTGAAGCTGTTTTTTATGCACAAATTGAGCCCGTGAATAAGGCCGATTATGGCAAACGCACTGAAATGTTAAAAAATATCCCCGATTGGCAACCCAAGAAGGGTGATGTACTGGCAATGGTGATTTCAGAAGACATTATTAAATGGGTAGAGGTAACTGGTGTGACTGGCCAGACCCTAAACTCACAGCATGGCGTTGAATATGTCTTAAATGTACGCGATAAGCTCATGCATCTGGACCCTTTTAAGCAAGAAGATGATTTACTTGAACCAGATGACAGCCCTTAAAAAATCTAAAAAAACTGATTTTCAATTAAAGTCCTGATTTTTCAGGACTTTCAATTTTAGGAATATAAAAAAACAGGGGTTTTTTTTATTGCCAGAATAGGCGTATCGGTGATGCCAATAACGGCAATGAGGATACATCTATGTTTGATCGTAATAAGTTAGCAGAAGAAGTAAAACTACAGACTCAACAGGTCGCAGTCACTTCAAAATTTATGGGTTTAATTGGCTTTGGTCAAAAAACTGAACCAGGGGCTTCTAGTTTTGGGGCTATTTATGACAGCCTGGTAGCTAATGCGGCAAAAGATAATATTTCAAAAGCAGCGTTTATCCCACAAGCTTTACTGGATCTTGAAGAAAAAGTCGGTAAAGCCGGTATGAGTCATATTTTTGACTCTATTGATACTGGTGTAAAAGCTTATCGTAACCGTCACGGCGGGGCTATGCCTGATGCTGCTTTGGTAGCGTCTGCCATAAATGCGGGCTCATTATTACATACCGGTTTAGATCGTAGTAAAACCGGTGGCATTTATGACTCAGCCAGTGATGCGTTTGGTGGTCCAGCAGTTCAGCAGTTCTATGATAGCTTGAGCAAAAGCGGCTCTACTCATACCGCTGAAGTGCCAAGTCTGGCAATGGTTACGATTGCTATGACTATTGCTAATGCTATGCCGGTTGTAAGTTATTTACCGAACCCGAAAGGCACTAATACCGTACCTTTAGTTTATGTCCGTCAGGTGGCTGCTAATACCTATGGACAGATTGAACAAGAAGACTTCTTGGACGGCTTAAAAGCGGCTAATCAGTATTTTGATGCGGTACACCGCTTTGAAATGAACCCAAGTGCTGACCGCAAAACCTTTACTATTACTACAAAACGTTGTGTAGATCCTAAAACATTAAAACCTGTTGAGGATGCTGGACGCTTACCATTTGTTTTAGGTGGTACGGCGATTACCGTTGGTGGTGTATTCGTCGCGCATGATGAACAAAGCAATCAGTCAGGTGGTAGCACTGCCGGGACATTTAATATTTATCCTCACAATGTGAATGGCTTCACGACTAAAGGTGGAAAGAATCAGGTTGCTTCAGGCCGAGTTGACCTAAGCAATGATCAAATTACTGTTATCTTTGAAAAGGCCATTCCTGAAGGGGTAAGCGTTAAAGCCAGCGTATATGCTAACTTTGAAGCAAAAGACAATAACGGCAACTACATTTTACAGGCACCAAGCGTTGATACACGTAACGAATATGGTGAAGTAAGTGCTTATGCAATTCGTGCGAAGTATACCGCCACTATCGATTCAATTACGCAGATGCAGAATGAATTAGGCGTAGATGTACGTGCTGCATTTGTTGCAGTGGTAATCGGTAAAGTAATGTTTGAACAGACATGCCGATTGCTTAAAGAAGCACGTGAGCTGGCTGAAGGAAGTTTTAGCGCTGATGGCAAACTTACCCTTGTACGTGAGTTAGATTTAAGTCGCGGTAATGACCTGACACAAGCATTCAACAAATCGGCCGATATTATCGCTGAGGTTATTCCAGCACTTGAGGATATGAAACGCCGTATTACTGAGCACACAAACCATAGTCCAGATGGTTACGATGTCTATGTCACTGGCTCTCTATCTACTTTGGTTCGCTCACTGGCTGATGACACCAACTTCATTCCAACTGGCCTGACATTAGGTGTACCGAACAATATTACCCGTATGGGCTCACGTGGTACCGATAACTTCTATTATGTGCCGTCTTCAGCTGGTGTTTTAAACGATGGTGAAATGAAACTGGTAATCGGTGTAGATGATACCGATCCGGCTAATCCTAAGCAGATTACTGAAGACGTTACCTTTGGTGAAATGCTAATTGTTGCGCGTAACTCGGTTGCTGCTAAATCAGTATTTATCGGCCATATCGCAGTACCCGTTATTACTGAAGATGTTCGTGAAAAGGCTTTTGAGCAGGGTGTAACGGTCTATACCCGCCAAGCGGCACAGAAAAACCGTAATACACGTTTTGGTAGTCAAGTAGGTCTATTACGTGTAATCAAACTGGTTAAGGCTGTGACAACTGAACTGTCTGAAAAAGCTGCTTAATCATCCGATACAGAACGGCGTGTAAATCGCGCCGTTTTATTCAGTCAGTCAATATAAATAGGCACAATGTCATGACCGAACAAGTAGAAAAGCCGGTATCTGATGTAGAGCAAGAAAAGCCAAAGCGTAGCCGTAAAAAGGCAGCTACAGACGAGGTAGTTGCTCCGCAGTCTAATGATGCCAATGAAAGCGTGAAAGATGCTGAATCTGACGCACAAACCCAGCCTGAAAGCACTGGTGACGGTGAAAAGGGTCCTGAACCTGCTGCTGATGCTCAAACCCAGCCTGAAAGCACTGGTGACAGTGAAAAAGGTCCTGAATCTGCTGCTGATCAGCAAAAACCAACAGATATTTCAAACTTCTTCAAATTGCCAGTTTTTGAGCAAAGCACTGATACAGAGCAAACTGACAACGCAGAAGAAGTTAAACCAGCTTTAGCAGCTAACCAGCTTTGTATTTTGAATAAAGGTCCGGCTTCTTTTTGTCGTATTAGCGGCAAAAAGTTACCAACTAATATGCCGAGTCTAATTAATTTTGCTTCAACGGCGCAGAAACAGCGTGCTTTAAGTAACTTTAAGCAATTGAATAACCTGGCTGGCTACGAGCGTTACATTGTGGAGGGTTCATAATGAGCTTATACCGTTTAGCAGCTTCATTCGGAATACTTGCCGCTTCAGTCGTTACTGATGCAGCCACTACAGGTGATTTCTTTGATCTGTATTTTGAACCACACAATATTTTTGATGAGAATATTGCTGTTCGTGCGCAAATTTCACAGATTTCAGATGATTTTGATTTAGAAAGTCTAAAACTGAAAATTACCTTTTTTGATGACACCACAGACGATGAGCTTTACAGCTTCGTCGGCGGCTTAGGTGATGCAAGTAAGAGCAATTCACTTGTTGCAGTCATGGAAGCGAGTCAAGAATTTGCTGATGTTCAGTTAAAACTAAATATTCAACCGGATGCAGACCTTAAAACAAGCCTGGTGAATTGTCCTTACTTCAATGGCCTGAATGAGCTAGGCCGTAAAGTAACTATCGTGCCCCTACCAGCAGGTTCTACAACTCAGAAATTTGATTTATTTGAAACTATTACTGAGCTAGACAATCCACCAACTACGCTTTATATGCAGTTTTACGACAACGTAAAAGACTATACAGATATGTTGCGTGCAGTTGCTAAGTTGAATTGCCGGATGTGGGTAGAACTGGACCCTACCTTAACCGTAGACCAGGCTATTCAAGTTGCAGAAGACTTGTTGCCAATGGACCATCGTGTACGTTTCCTATGGTCCCCAATTGTGGCCCGTCCGAAAGGTGCGGTCGGCTTATCGGGAAAGAAAGTCCCGCGCTTAGCCGGGGGTTTTGTCATTGCTAAGCACATGCTACGTGATGCTGCTACAAACTCACAAGGCATTCCGCCGTTGCATCGGCCAATTGCGAACTATGACTATCCAATCCCATTTATCGGAATTGAACAGCGCAATGATGTAAAGCTAACTGACCCGGTGCGTAAACGTCTGGCCAATGCCTGTATCAACGTGGTCCAGCGGATTAAGTTTGATACCGGTATTCGCTTTGTAATTGGTGATGTTTTAACGGCTGAGGGTGATAACAACAGCATTTTGAAGCTGACCAATGCAAGCGATATTTCAATGTATATCGATAATCGCCTGAAACAGATTGTTAAACGTCATCTGACCAAATCCGATGAAGATTTTATCGGTGATGCATTGAAGGAATGTAAGCGCTTTATGGATGCATGTACGACAAAAGAACGCAAATTGTTGGTACAGCCCGAAGAATTTAGCGGGCTTTATCAGCTAAGTATCGTACCACGTCAAGACCGTCCTGACGCCGTTGATATAAAAGCCCGGTATCGTCCGCACGGCGCAAAACGTGCCGCATTCTTTAATTCTGAAGTAGTTAAATAAGGAATAAAAATCATGATGCAAATGTTTGATAGCTTAAACCCACTCAATAAACCGATGGTAGATAGCGCAGCTGCTAATGCAGTGTCACAGATTGAAGAAACTGGCCTTGATGTTGCTGCTCTTAATTCTGAAGTTCAGAATATGCGTAAAGCAGCGTTGGTCGTGGTTTTCTTACTTACTCAGGCGATTATTGATAAAGAGCTTGATGAGGATGAACTACCTTCAGATCGCTTGGGTGCATTAATTGCAGGTTTTGCGGCTAATGATGAAACTGATGATGAAATTGAGGTTGATCAGTCTACAGTAGATATTTTCACAGCAAACGTACAAGATGCCCTTGAAACGCTGGGTGTGAGTCAGAACGTCATCAAAACCATGTTTGGTGAGGGTGAAGAAGCAGAAGATGCAATCGAAGTTGCTGCTGAAACTGTAGAATCCAACACGCCGCAAGGCGATGATCTGGATAGCCTGATTGATCTCTTTGCCTATGGTGAGCCAGAAGAAGATGAAGGTCACATGCTGGACGGCGTATCACTTGGTAAAACTACTACCAAAAGCGGAAAATTTGGCAAGGTAATCTATAAAGCGATTAAAGCTATTCGTAACGGAAAAGTTTCAATCGTGAATAAGCGTATTTCTGGCAAAGTCAAATTGAGTGCAAAACAACGTGCGGCGCTAAATAAAGCCCGTAAAAAAGCCACTAGCAGCCCATCACTGAAAAAGCGTGCTCGCTCTATGGCGAAGCATAAACAAATGAATATTTAAATATTTAAACACTGTTTAAGCCATAATAAAGCCTGCTTTTGCAGGCTTTATTTAGTTAGGAATAGTGAAAAAACTGGTAGTTAAAAATATAGAAAAATAGCTGTATTAACTTCTCTTGAGTCACTGTTATGCCACATGAAACTACTATTTTAGAAAATGAAGTCGGTATTCAATACCAGGGCGTTAAAAATTCGAGCAGTATCCCTAGACAGGCTTCAATGGGTGGCTTGATGATCGGTACATTTAAACGTGGGCGCTTAGATCGGCCGATGACTATTACTAATGAAAATATCCGTGGTGAACTTGGTCATGACCCTGAAAACCCGCATTACATCGCCGTTCAGGATGCTCTAGCATCTGGTATACCCAGTATTCAGGTTTTGCGAACACCAAACACCAAAGATATTGATACAGGCGGGGGAGTGGTTGATGGGGAAATTAGCTGTGCGGGTGCAACGCAAGTCATGAGTATGTTTATGGTCATGAGATCAGAACTTTCACAAGAAGACATAGCCCCTGTTTTAATGGCCGCTAAAGTAATCATTAATGATGTTAGTTATAAGTTTATGGATATGCAGACGGATGCTTTCAGCCATTTGCTAATACCTGAAATGGACCAGACCAGCACAACAAATATACCTGCAGGTTATGTCGGCGGTCCTGGTATGTTCAAAAATATAAGTAGCAATAGTCTACGCATAAAATTTGATTTTACTGAAAATAATGAAAATCATGATGCGCTTATATTACCTCCTACCAATATCCCTACCAATAATCCGACATATTATCAGGGCGCTGATAAACGTGTACTCACTGTCTGTCTTGCACCTTCAGATGGCCTTACATGCGCT